CACAGGATAAAAACGCCGTACTCATTTGGCTCTATTCGCTGAGCACAAACAAAGAACCCCACCATTATGAAATAGTGAGGTTTAGAGCGTAATAAAAAGTCGCTCCCCGTCCCAAGTACACTCTTGGATCACAGCGCGAGCAATCGCGTTTTTTTCTTTGTCGTCGAAGCCCTCCAGGCCATGAATCAGCTTCGCGATTTCCACCGCCGTGGCTTTGGCATCCTTCGCGCTGGCAGCAGCTCGGTGAGATTCCATCTCGGCCAGAGCTGCCTCTCGCTTCAGAGCACCCAGCTCAACGTCCAGGCGTTCCATTTCCGCGATGATATACTTTGATGCAGCGGAATCCTCGGCCAGAGCTAACGATGCAGCCAGGCGGCCGATCTTACGCTCACAGGCAGACACGCGAGCCTGCGCGGCCTTCAGATCAGGAACATCGGCCGGAGCTTCCGCTTTGACGAATTTCTGAATCAAGGCAGGATCCGCAGTGATGCCACGGAATAGCTCCAGGACTTTCTCATCCAGCAGATCGCATTTGATCTGCCCCATGTCGCAGGCGTCCACGCCCTGCCGCATTCGCTTCCTGCAGTAGTACCAGGAAGAACAGGTACCGTCGACCTTTTTCTTTCTGGAGACCTGCATCAGGTTTCCGCACTTGCACCGGAGCACGCCCTTTAGGAGAGGCACCGGCCACTTTGCATCCTTGATGCATTTATTCTGAGTAAACCGGGACTGCACCGCGAGCCACTTCTCTGCAGGCATGAACGGTTTGTGCATCCCCAGGCACACGGTCCACTTTTCCGGCGGCTGCGCCTGGTGCTTTTTATTCTTTTCAGTAGACCGGCCATAGATCATGACACCGACGGATCCGTCCCACTTTTCACGCGGGGAACCAGGATCCATGATGCAGCCCTTCGCGGCGTAGAAGTCGTACACATCCGGAGTCGCCTCGACGCAATATGGCATGGTCAGGATTTTATGCAGCTGTGTGGTAGAAAAGAACTTCCCGGATTCCGTCAGGATGCCCTGGTTTTTGAATCGCGTCTCCATCCCCTGCAGGCTGCAGTTATAAGCCAGGAAGGTATCGAAGATCTGCGTCACGTAGCGAGCCCCGTCCGGATCCACCTCAATAGAGCAGTGCTTCTTCCCATCCACAACGATGTGCTTCCTGACGTAGCCGCGCGGAGGATTGCCACCAGTCCAGTATCCTTTTTTAGCGAGCCCCAGCATATTATCGGTAACGCGGGCGGCGATGGTTTCGCGCTCCATTTGAGCGAAGACCACAGTGACATACATCATGGCGCGTCCGATCGGCGTCGTGGTGTCGATATTTTCTTTGATTGAGACGAACATCACCCCGTGCTCCTCCAGGAGCGAGTAAATGTTCGCAAAGTCCCGGACGTCCCTGGAAAGACGATCCAGCTGATAAACCACCAGGACATCGCAGAAGCCATTCTTTATAAAGGACAACATACGCTGCAGATCCGGACGCTGGGTGTTCGCACCGGTGAAGTCCTCATCAGAGAACTGCTGCCAGGAATCCACCTGGCCGGAAAACTTCGACTCGCAGTATTCCCGGTTCATCCGGAACTGATTATCGATTGAATCTGATTTATCAGAAAATACGGATTTTCGTCCGTAGGAAAAGAACCTCATCGTTCCCACCTCCAAAAAAGAGTATAAAAAATAAACCCTTGCGGATTCATCGGAAACGCTGTAAAATTTATTCGTAGAGTTTACAGCTTCCGCAAGGAAGAACAGGTCGCCTGGTGTTCGCAGCACTGGGCGATTTTTTATTTTGCCATCTTAGCCAAAGGCGTGCAGACCTTCACATATGCGTCGGCGCTGATCTGGCCAGTTTCATACAGAGAGCGATATCGCTCAAGCTCGGCAGCGGGATCGAATGATCCGCTGCCTTTTCTGTATTTCGGTAAATCAGCCAGGAGCCCAAGCTCATCCGCCAAGCAGTAAATATGCTTGCACGGAAGATGCCGGATCCCGAAGTCAGCGCACGTGCATGTTTGAAGATCGCATTCATACGGATCAGCGGCAGAGCCAGCGATAACCATGGTCTGCTCGTCCGGATTAAATGACACAACCTTCTTTTTGAGTTTACGACCAGCCTCGATACGCTTCACCTGTTCGAATTCAGAATGAAGCGATTCTGGCCAGGAACCAAAAATAACACCCATCACGCGTCCTCCTTAAGTTCTGTGGCGTTTCCACCATTCGAGAGAGATGATCCTGCCGCCGCTTTTTTCTGAAGCTCAAGCTGCTGCCGGTATGCCTCCACTTCCGCATCGATATCCAACTCCGAAGCAGAACCCGAAGGAAAAGCCTTCGCATTCGGATCCAGGTCTTCAAGAGCAGCCACGACATCAGTAATGAAGTCGATAATCGTCTCGCGTGAGCCAGCCTTCAGGTTTATGTATTTTTCAATCAGAACCTGGTCGGCATTGGAAAGATCGTACCTTTTAACCAGAGCCTCCAATTCATCGCTGGCATCCGGAGCAAACATCTCGCCGGTTCCATCACGGAGCCATTCTTCGTTCACGCCGAACTCCCTACAGATAAGAGAGACCACAGAATCAGTCGGCACATTCCTGCCAATTTCATAGTTTGCAATAGCGCCGCGCTTGACGCCGATGCGATCAGCGAACTCTTGCTGAGTCAGATCCAGATCGCGGCGAATTTTTCTTATTCGGTCTTTCACGATTTCACCACCTTTCACGATTCATTATAAAACTCCAAGAGCAATAAGTCAAGCAACAAAGACACAAAATGCAACAAAAGCACAGAAAAAGCATTGACAAAAGTGCCTATGTTGCATATAATAGCAACAGAAGCACAAAAATAGAGCACCAAACGGAAGGAGGAAACACCATGGCAAAAGCTAAGAGATACACAGCCGAGCAGCTCAGAGACGCTGAGAAGATGGCAGCAACCCTCGCGAACGTTCCGGAGGAAAAGAGAACACTCGTCATAATGATGACAAACTCATTCATGGCCGGAATGGAAGCACAGAAAGCCATTGACGATACAGCCAAAGCAGCAGCGCTGGCATAAACACACAACTGAATAAGAAGCAAGAGGAAGCATGACACCTCAATAAAAACTGTCTGGTCTGGCGGAGCCGATGCAATAAATCCGCTCGGCGGATAACCGGAGCCTGCGGCCAACCGTCGTAATTGGGAGAGATAGCGTGAGCCCAAGTAAAACAATGGCGGCTAGGAGGCAGATGAGAACACCAGGAGAGAGAACATCCGGAGCATGGACTGGTGGGTGCGCAATACACCCGGATGGCGGCGATGAAACAGACCGCACTGCAGGCAACAGCTATACGGCTACCCCACACAATACTCAGGGAGCAAACAGCGGACAGGTTCTTCTTCAAACCTATGGAGAACCTGTCACAGACTGCCGGGCCCAGCCAAGCCTAGAGAGCAATATAAACAGCTCCGGAAGTCAACTACTAAATTAAAGAATTTATAAGAAGGAAGTGAGTAAGATGCAGAGGTATCAGACAGAGGATGAACACCGGAAAGCAATGAGAGCTAAGATCAATAAAACAATAAAGAGAGGAAAACGCCGGAAACGAATCATCCGAAGATCGAGGAAGGCAGTGCCAGGAATCTGTATCGGAGTACTTATCGCAGGCATGGGAGCCTGGTGCATAGCAGCTCCACTCCCGGATCCAGACGACTATGAGCCCTACCGATTCCAGGCAGAGAACGGTCAATGGTACACCCAGGAAGAATATGAACAGATGAGCCGAGAAAGAGATGCATACCATCAGCGGGAGCGTGAGGAAGCAGAGAAGGAAGCTCAGATGATCAGAGACTACCAGGAACAGTACCAGAAGGACCAGGAAGCAGAATGGAGGCTCTACCAGGAGCAGACGCGGACAGGGCTGATACATAGCATGGACTTTGATGCAAACGACGCCTACCTGCTAGAAAAGATCGCAATGGCCGAAGCTGAATCAGAGGACACCGAAGGCAAGGCGCTGGTCATGCTGGTGGTTCTGAACCGGGTATGGGATGCAAGATTCCCGGACACGATCGAAGAAGTGATCATGCAGGACGGAGCATTTACACCGGTGAGCAATGGCAGATATGACAAGGTGGAGCCGGATGCCGACTGCATGAAGGCAATGGAGCTGATCACAGTAGAGCACTGGGATGAAAGCCAAGGAGCCCTCTACTTTGAAAAGGCCAGCGACGAAAGCACCTGGCATAGCAGGAACCTGCAGAAGTTATTCACACACGGAGCGCACACCTTCTACACAGAGAAAGAGTGAGGACAATGGGAATCAGAATGGAAGTCAAGCTGACGGATGGGTACCAGCAGCGCTTCACAAGTGCGTGCCTGGCTCAGATCGGAAGCAGAAAAGAGGTAACGAAGATTGAAAATGGCAATGAAGGACGGAAAGATCATGCTGATCGAGGTGGACAATACACAGATGGCAATCATAAAGTCCTGGAACTCAATGAAGTACGACCGGCGCAAAAACATGATGATCGGAGACTGCAGCAAGGAACTGCTGGACAAGCTCTCCAAAATTGTGAGACTGCCACCGGCCATAGAAAGCTACAGGCAGCGATTGGATGAAACACAGCGAGCCGTAGATAAGATGCGAGTCGAGAAGGAACCGGAGGCCCTGGTCAAATACCCGGTGCAGGGCAGCCTTTACGAGCATCAGGTAAGAGCAGCCAACATGGCGCTCCTGACGTTCGGCCTCGCGGATCCGAAGGAGGTACTGAAATGAAAGACGCGAGCATGTCGCTCGGAATTTACTTCGAGATAAAGGATTCAGGGTTATACGGAGGAGAAGGAACCACCGGATACGCGGCCACGATCGTGGAGATCTCGATCGAAGGACTGCAGAATGCTAACTTTGAAAAATACGCAAACAGCCAGCTAGAGGCGATGGCCAGCATGGCCAAGGTTCCGAAGGAAAAGGTGCGAATCATATCAAAAGACGAATATGAGGAAAGCACCGAGGAAGAATAGGAGGCAACTATGACATACGATGAAATCATCGAACAGCTGGAGATCACCAAGAGCAAAATCAAAGAGATCGCCCGGAACGAATATGGTGGAGAGTCATGGAACGACGACCTGGATGCGCTGACAGAAGCAGCGGACATCGTCGCAGACTACAGCAAAGCAACAGCTCAGGCATCAGAGATGAGTCAGAAGTACGAACAGCCAGCAATGTCAGTCAGACGTGCAGCAGGGCTTTACACCTGCCCGCTTTGCGGCAAGAGAACACAGGTCGGCCACACGCACTGTCACTGGTGCGGAAAGAAGCTCTCCTGGAACAGAGAAGCATACGCAGACCGCGACTACCCACACATGAGCACGAAGGGAGGCAGGAGACGATGATCATACAGTTAGAGATTCCGAAGGAATTCGCAAAAGACTATGCAAACAATAGATTTGATGACTTCTTCAGGAGAGTCTACGCGGATATTGATAACGAAGGAATGTGCGGCAATTACGAAGGCGAAACAGCTCAGATGATGGCGCGCGCGTTCAAAGAATCGAGGTGCCTGGACTATGAGAAAACTCGTTGATGCACCCAGGAAGAAGAAGCAGTGGACCGAGAAAGAGGAAGCCTACCTGCAGGATAAATGGGGCACGGTCTCCATCAAAGGACTGTCCAAGGCTCTCGGCCGATCGGAGAACGCCATCATCGTAAGAGCGCAGCGGCTCGGATGCGGCGCACACCTGGAAAGCGACGTCCGGATCTCCCTGAACCAATTCATGCTCGCCCTTTACGGTGGAGCGCAAATGGGAGGCTACACCACCAACCGACTGATCCAGAACGGACTGCCAGTCAAATGGCACCGAGTAAAGAAGAACCGCTTCAGAGTGATCGACATCGAGGACTTCTGGAAGTGGGCCGAGAAGAATAAGAGTCTGCTGGACTTTTCGAGATTTGATAAGTACACGCTCGGAGCAGAGCCGGACTGGGTGGATGAAAAGCGCAAGGCGGACTTTAAAAAGCTGCAGCTTCATGGCCAGCACAACGCAGCATGGACGAAGGCGGAAGACGACAAGCTCCGGTACCTGCTGGAGAAGAACCGGTATACATACAGCGAGCTGGCGCAGGAGCTCAGACATTCAGAAGGAGCCATCAAGCGCCGGATCCTGGACCTTGGAATCGAGACTCGGCCAGTTCGGTGCCCCCCCGAAAATGGACAGAGGAAGAAGTGGAAACTTTGTGCAGCATGGTAGATGCAGGATACGACTTCACTCTGATCGCAGAAAAGCTGAACCGCACAGCACTGGCCACACGCGGTAAATTTGAAAGACTGCAGAACCCGGAGTACAACAAGCGATACAATCGCGGCCAGAACCGGGACTATGAATACCAGGGAATCAGAAGCATCAGCGGGAAAGGCATCATGAAAGATAGAAAACTGATGGATGGCGTAGAGTTCCAGGAACTGCAGCCAGCAACAAATCAATGAAGGAGGAAATGAAATGGCAGCCACCACGAATAAAGGCTTCGGCCTTTTATTTGAAATGGGATGCGGCAAGACCAGGACAGCAATCGCTATCGCAGGAGCCGCATACCAAAAAGGTGCGATCCAGAGAGTCCTGGTAATCGCACCAACGTCGGTCGTGTCGGTCTGGCCAAAAGAGATCGCAGAGGTCGCAGACTTCAAAGTGACCTGCAAGGCGCTCCTGGGAACGAAGCAACAGAGGATCCGAATGATTGAAGACCTGCAGGCGTTCCCATTCAAAGCATTAAAGGTCGCGGTGATCAACTACGAATCAACCTGGAGAGATGGACTATTCGAAAAGCTCCAGGAATACGACGCTGACCTGATTATATGCGATGAGAGCCAGCGAATCAAGACACACGACGCAGAGCAGAGCAAAGCAATACATAAGCTAGGAGACCAGGCAAGGTACAAGCTCATCCTCTCCGGAACACCGGTACAGAATGATGCAATCGACATCTGGAGCCAGTACCGGTTCCTGGACGCTTCGATCTTCGGCCGGAACTTCTATCAATTCAGAAACCGGTACGCAATCATGGGAGGATTCAACCGGAAGCAGATCGTCGGGTACAAAGACCTGGACGGACTGATTCGAAAAGAGCACTCGATCGCATTCAGAATCACGAAGGAAGAAGCAATCGACCTGCCGGAGCAGACGTTCATCAAGCGCAAGGTCCAGCTCGGAAAGAAAGAGAAGGACCTCTACACGCAGATCAAGAGAAGCAGCTATGCAGAGTTGGCCAACGGAGACAAGATCACGGCCACGACCGTGCTGACAAGGCTCCTGAGACTGCAGCAGTTAGCCGGAGGTTTCCTGGTCACAGATGACAGCGAGAAGCCGGAGCTGGTGAACACAGCAAAGCTGGATGCGCTCCAGGATATCATCGAGGACTACGTACTAGGCGCAGGAAAGAAGCTGGTGATCTTCGCAAGGTTTATTCCGGAAGTAACCGCCATCATGAAAATGATAGATAAGACCTTCCAGAAGACAGGAAAGAAGCAGGTGGCCATCTATGGAGCAATTAAGAAGGAAGACCGCGGACCGATCATCAAACAGTTTCAGGAAGATCCGGACACCGTGATCATCGTCGGCCAGATCGACACCCTCGGCGTCGGAGTTACCCTGACAGCTGCAGATACATGCGTCTACTATTCAAAGAACTTCAACTACGCCACGTATGAGCAGAGCCTCTCCAGGATCCACAGAATCGGGCAGAGAAACACCTGCACGTACATCGACTTAGAAACCGAAGGCACCGTGGATGAGATGATCGGAAAGGCCCTGGCCAAGAAGGAAGATATGGCCAAGACGGTCGTGGACGACTGGCGCGCCTACTTTGAATAGGAGGATGACATGAAATTATTTGAAAAGATAAGGCGCTTCATCAGAGGCGCAGACAAGGCGATAACCGATGTGATCTGCGAGCACCTGGATAACACAGCAGAAAAGCTCGAAAACTTCGCGAGGAACCTGGATCCTGAAGCGTTCCAGGAATCAAAGATGCGTGAGTCGTGGGAAGGAAGACCGAAGACAGATCCGGAGACTGCAGCACGACTGGCGCAGATGCCGGTCGCGTCCTTAGAAGATGCGATCGCTCAGATATCAGAAGGAATGGCGCAAGCCGGAGTTGAAGCAGAGAAAGCAGCAGATGCCATCCAATCAGTAATCAACGCAGGAGAAAAGCCAGAGCTGCTGAGTCACCTGACAAACAACTGGCGCAAGATGCATGGTCTACCGATGCATCGAAAACCTGCAGCGTTCAGGAGAAGAAGGAGGAAAGGCAATGGAACAGGAAAGCAGAGTCAATAATCCAAAGCCGTGGATCGCGCAGCTATTCTGCAGACACCATGGCGAGTGGTTCAGAAGACAAGAGCCGTTCTGCAACCTGAGCGGCGAGACGCAGTATAAAGTCTGCACAAAGTGCGGAAAGAAACTGGATGAGAGATTTATTCCGAACTTTGACGGAAGCTAAGGAGGTGCCTAGATGGGCGGAAGGGCATGGAGCCAGGAGGAACTGATCCGGCTCGAAGAATTGACAGAAAAATATCCGCTCGCCACGGTAGCCAGGAAGCTGAACCGATCGGAAAATGCGGTCTTTCTTAAAAGGCAGCGGACCGGTATCGGAGGATTCATAGCGAACACAGACATGCTGACCAGGAACACCCTCTCGCGGATCCTGGGAGTTGAGAACCGGACAATCCAATACTGGGAGCGCAAAGGGCTGAAAAGCGTCCGGAAGAAGCCATACGTGATGTACCGGCAGCAGGACATCATCAGATACATGGAAGAACATCCGGAAGACTGGAATGCAGCCAGGATCACAGACGACTCCCTATTCATGAGATATGACTGGTACAAAGAAAAACGACGGACCGACAAGCCGAACCGGTACAACTGGACAGAAGCAGAGGTGAGCTGGATGAATACACTCCGACGCCAGGGCTTCACGATCAGAGAAATCGCGGAAAAGATGAACCGATCGGAGTCAAGTATAAAGTACAAAATGTACGGAAGGGAGAAGACGGATGGCAGAAATTAAGATCTGGCCACGCGGCCAAACAGAAACCGGAGGCATCCTGCTGATGCCGATGAAGAAGAACATCCCAGCAGGACATCCGGAATGGAGCCTGGTAAAATGTCCGATCTGCGGACAGGAATGCTGGAGACCAATATCAAGACAGGAACTCCGGCAGAAAAAAATGCAAGCAGCCTGCACAGAGTGCGGACTCAAAATAGAAAGTAGGAGGACAAACCCATGAAACTGACAGAAATGCTCGGCCAGTATGAAGAACTTCTCAATAAGAAGGATGCACTGGACAAAGAGACCAAGGACAACAACGCAGCCATTGACAAGCTCAAGGCAGAGATCGCAGAAATGATGATCGACGAAGATATCCCGTCCCAGGGATACGGAGACTATGTATACAGCCTCCAGGACAAGGTGAAGTACAGCAAGCGTGGAGACGCGCAGCTCATGGAAAAGGGCCTGGACTTCTTCGAGGTCTTGAGAGAACAGGGACTTGGCGACCTGATCAAAGAGACCGTCAACCCAAGATCCCTGCAGAGCGCGATGAAGGAGATCGCCGACGAGAACGATGGAGAGCTCCCGCCTGAGCTCGATGAGGTCGTGAGTAGCTACGAGATGACTGACATCGCAAGACGGAAGTCAACTAATAAAGCCTTAAAGAAAGCCAAGAAAGGAGAGTAACAATGGAACAGATGGAATTTGATGTACGTCTGGAATCAGACAGAGAACTGGAGGAGAACGTAAACGTAGCGCTTGACTTCGCATGCAAGCAGGTCAGAGCCAACAGCAGAGCGAAGGTACAGAACCGCCACGACGGATATGGTATCGCTTCAGAGTTCTATGCGAACATGAAGACCGGTACCAAGAAGGTGGATGAGAGCATGAAAGACTTCCTGCGCATCCTTCCGACGGACGATGATGCAAAGGCAGTCGAAGCAGCCAGCAGTCTGAAGAACGCAGCCGCACAGCTGATGATAGATGCGACCAAGCTGGCCGCCCAGGCAGACAGAATCATGAACGACCTCTACGAGGAAGTCAGCAGCTACACCACACCGGTGGAAGATTACCTGAACGGATTCGAGGAAGCTGAAGCAGAAGGCGACGCGGATCCGCAGGAAGAAGATCAGGAGGACACTGAATAATGAGCGAAGAAAACTGCGGAATCTCCGTACACGAAGTAACACAGGTGAGAGTCTCTGATTCAGAAGGCAATGCAATGAATCCGGGCGACACCATCATCCTGAGAATTGACACCGAAGACATCCTCTGCGTATTCAAAGGAATCGAGAGCGGATACTTCATCACAGAGACGTGCGAGGACGGAATCAGAAACCGCTACCGTGTCAAGAGCATCAAGAAATCCAAAGTAGTAAAGAACGCATCCGTAGATGCAGCAGATGAGGAGGAATAAGAATATGGCAAAAGCAGAACTGACAACCGTGGAAAACTTCAAGATTGTAACCGGTATGGAAGCAATGGATGAGGAGCTCAGAGCAGAGCTGGAAGATGAGCTCGACGACCTGGACGATGATGGCGGCATCGATGCCAAGCACATCAAGATCCCGTCTGGCGGAGGAAAAGCCTTCGAGGTCGAGACAGACGATCCGGACGATCCGGAGGTCATGAAGGAAGTAACCGGCGTGATTATTTTCACGCATCGCATGAACGCCTACTGGGCGCAGAAATTCGGAGAAGCAGGAGAGGATGGCAATATCAATAAGAGCCCGGACTGCAGCTCCATGGACGGAAAGCAGGGCGTCAACAGAGAGACCGGAGAAATCCGCACCTGCGACACCTGCCCTTATAACCAGTTCGGATCCGACGGAAAAGGTAAAGCCTGCAAGAACATGCGCCGCCTTTACATCATGATGAACAACCGCCCGGACATTTATCTTCTGACAGTGCCGCCAACATCTATCAAGGACGTGAACAAAGCACTGAAGAAAATCATGGGACAGCAGCACATCCCATACAGCCGCATGATCGTGACATTCAAGCTGAACGTGGTAGAGAATGCAGACAAAATCAAATACTCCAAGGTAACGCTGGAAAAGACAGGACTGCTGCCAGAAGCTCTTTATAAGACAACCGCAGAGCTCCGCAAGGCAATGAAGCAGAGCTATGAGAGCGTAGCGATCACAACAGATGACTACAAGGAAGCAGCACCAATGGAAGCAACTCCGGAAGTCGGCCCTGACGGATTCATGCAGGCAGGCGACATCCAGGACGGAGAGCTGCCATTTGACTAAGCCACAGCGCAGGGCGGTCACCACGGCCGCCTTGCAGAATTGGAGGTAAACGATGGCTAAGAACTTAAAGGAATTTATACAGTGCGGAAGGGATCCCGCATACCTGAAGAACGGAGACGTCATCACAGAGGAACTCGCCTGGGAGATCGTCGGCCAGGAAGGATACGCTGACGGATGCCTGGATCAGGAGTTTGAGATCACACAGAGTCGCATCGTGGAAGACATCATCGGAGGCGAGGGCGTCTATGAAACTATCTACAGAGAAAGCCCGGACCACCCATGGCAATACATCGGACTGTGCGCAGCAGGAAAAGATAAGAACCTCGCGCCGATCCACGCCAAGACAACTTATGTTTGCAGTAAATACAGAGCAAAAAACGAAGTGGAACTGCAGCAGCACATCAGGGACGCCGTAGAAGCATGCCGGAAGGTGCACGAAAGAGGAGACATACCAATCGCGCCGCATCTTTACTGGCCAAGATTCCTGGATGACAACGATCCACAGGATCGCGACTACGGAATAGCAGTAGGTCTGGAAGCACTGAAGCGCTGCGATGAGATGATCGTAATCATCAGACAGGAAGGTCCAGAAGAAGAATGGATCAGTCAGGGAATGCAGGCTGAAATCGCTGCTGCGGCAAAGATGGGAATCGAGCCGCAGTTCATATACATAGGCAAAGAAAAGAGGTAACACCATGAACACGGCAGAAGTCGATCTCGACCGTTTGGTCGATTATGAAAGAGAATACAGAAGCGTCGTCAAAAGGGCGCAGGTTACCGGAGATCATATGATAGGACTCTGCCCGTTCCATGACGATTCAAAAAACAGCTTCTCAGTAGATCTGAAGACAGGAAGATGGCACTGCTTCAGCGAGGACATCGGCGGCAACTACGTGGACTTTGTGGCCAAGATGAATGGCATCAGCACGAAGGACGCATACAAGCGAATCATGGAAGACTACCATGTGGAGATGCCAGAGAAAGAAAAACCTGCAGCATCCCGCCGGAGCTATTCGATGGAGCAGTATGCCTTCGAAAAAAGGCTCCCGGTGGAATTCCTCCGGGACACATGCCACATCAGCAACGACAAAGAAAGAAAAGACCAGACCACATACATGAAGATCCCGTACCTGAAGGAAGACGGAACCGAGGCAACCTACAGAAAGAGGTTTGCAGGTAAGGAATTCAGATGGAGATACGGCAGCAGTGGAAAGATATGCCTCTACGGAGAATGGAGGCTCTCGCAGATGCGACAGAGTGGATACGCCTGCCTAGTCGAAGGAGAGTCCGACACGCAGAGCATGTGGTACATGGGAATCAGCACCCTCGGAGTACCGGGAGCCTCCATGTTCAAGCCGAACATGAGCGACCAGCTCCAGGACTTAAAGCTATACATCCACCAGGAACCGGACCAGGGCGGCGAAACGTTTATGCGGAAAGTCATCCAGGGACTCCGGGACGGTGGATTCATTGGCAAGGTTTACAAATTCAGCTGCAGCACACTGGGCGGAATCAAGGATCCGAGTGACGTCTTCATCAAATTCGGAAAAGAGGAAGGCGCAGCCAAGATCCAGAAGCTCCTGGAGCGGGCAGAAGAAATAGACCTGGCAGCACCAGACGTGATACCGGAATCCATCAAAGGGGCACCGGTCAATCTCCGCCAGCCGGAAGGTTGGATCTATTCAGACAAAGGAATCAGCCACATAGATGAGAAGACATACGGACCGGTCATGGTCTGCAGAACACCGATCATCCTGACGCAGCGACTCCGAAGCCTGGAAACCGGAGAAGAAAAAATAGAGATCGCATTCAAGAGAGACGATGAGTGGCACAGAGCAATCTACCCACGATCAACGATCTTCACAGCCAGAGGCATCACTGTCCTGGCAGACCTTGGATGCACAGTAACAAGCGAAAACGCCAAGCAGGTCGTCCGGTTTCTATCGGCTCTGGAAGCAGAGAACATCGACATCATCACGAAAGCAGATGCAACGTCCAGCTTCGGATGGCAGCCAGGAAAGCGATTCATCCCAGGACACGACAAAGACATCGTTCTGGACATTGATCCATCACAGAAGGGAATGGCCGCGGCATACTGCCAGACCGGATCATTTGATAAATGGAAAGACACCATGCGGCCGCACCGAGAGCGCGACAAGTTCCGGTTCATACTGGCCGCAGCGTTCGCAGCTCCCCTGCTGCGGATCATCAAGCAAAGAATCTTTTTCGTATACAACTGGGGATCCAGTAAAGGAGGAAAGACCGCCGGATTAAAAGCAGCACTGTCAGCCTGGGGAGATCCGGAAAGATTGATGGTGAACTTTAACGCCACCCAGGTCGGACTGGAGCGAACCGCTGCGTTTTACTGCGACCTGCCACTCGGCATCGATGAGAGACAGCTGGCCGGAAAGAACCAGGAAGGACTGGAGAAGACAATCTACATGATCGCATCCGGTACCGGAAAGATCAGAGGCGCAAAGGGCGGCGGCCTGCAGACAATGAGACAATGGAGAACCGTAGCCATGGCAACCGGCGAGGAACCACTCTCCACAGATACATCACAGACAGGCGTCAGCACCCGTGTGCTGGAGATCTACGGCGGACCATTCGAGACGGAAGAACAGGCAAGCCTCATGCACCAGGAATCAACGCAGAACTTCGGATGGGCGGGCCCGGAATTCATCGAACACGTCCTGAAGATTTCAGAGAAAAGCATCTGCGATAAATACGATGAGATGCTGCGATACGTGATGAGCATAGCAAAGGGAAAGAGCGGAAGCCATGTGGCCGGAATCAGCGCGGTCGCCCTGGCCGATGCCATGATAGATACCTGGTTCTTTGATAGCCAGGATGTACCGGAGCCCGAAGCGGATCCGAAAAAGGAAGAAGGGAAAGACGATGAAAAACAGATAACAATCAACCAGGAATCCTGGGACAGAGCCAAGAGGATGGCAGCGTCCATCCTTCAGGAACAGATCGCAGCAGCATCCGGAGACGTAAACGAAAACGCCGTGCAGTTCATCACCGACTGGGTAATCTCAAACAAGGCATACTTCGGAGAGAAAGCCATCGGAACATGCCTCGGTACCATGAGCGAGTCCGGAAACGTGGCGTACATCTTCCCATCAACACTGAACCAGGCGCTGACCAAAGCAGGGTACAGTCCAAGGAAGACACTCAAATACATGGCAGACAACGGATTGATCACGGTCAAGGATGGCGGCGAAAATTCCACCAAGAGATACTCCATCATGAAACGATTCGATGGAAGGGTATGCAGGTTTATAGAATTCAATATCGGGAAAGAGAGCCAGTCCGATGGAGATGACATCGAGGCCATGGCAGATGAAGCAGAAGAAAAATACCACCAGGAATCGATGACCGATAAGGACGGATTCATGAGCATACCGGAAGGCATGGAAGATGAGCTGCCATTTAAGTAGATCGCGCAAAATTTATCCCCAAAGTGTAACCACTCAAATTAGTGGTTACGCGAGTGGTTACGCGAGTGGTTACACCGAAATGCAGAGCTGGCGCGGGTTTTAGAGCTTTGTAACCACTGTAACCACTAAAAACCACTTATTTATTGTTTCGTGGGAAATTTTGCACACGATGCACGAAAAACGCGCAACACATGCAAAATTCTATAAAAACACGGTATGTATTTAAAAAAAGTGGTTACAGTGGTTACACCCAGCACAACCCACGTAAAATCAGGGCTCGCAGCGTAACCACTTCAAAAAACGCTTAGTGGTTACAGAAAGGAGTGGTTACAACGGAATTAGACCTAAAAAAACTGAACCAGGACATCGCAACCCTGCGTAAAAACAGGGAAAACGTGCCGCTGGAACTCCTGAAAACCAAATATAAAAAGCCTTATGCAAAATTGAAAGAGGAAATCCGTGCACAATTTGAGATTTACATGAAACACATCATCGTGCTCGGAATTTTGAAAACCGGTCCGGATCTAACCGGAGCGAAAGCCAAAAGCATGGTCGATCAGATTCAGAAAATCATCGATGAGGAAAAGGCAGCCGGGCACCAGAAGGAAGTCACGCGTGCAGTATTTGAAGAATTCAATCTGGCAAAAGCAGAGAACCTGGCCTGCGGATATTACACAGACCGAGTCAAGTATGAAATATACGCGCCATACTGGCTAGAGCACATCCACCAGGAACCGGACGGAAAAGTGACAAGCGACCTGCTGCCAGGCATGACATGGCACCCGGAAGCGGGCGTGTGGGTTTCCTTTTCAGAGCCATCGTTCACTTTGATGATGCCGCCCACCCAGGCAGGAATCGATGCGCAGCATAAGGAAGACACGGAGAGATTCAAAAAATATTTGAAAGAGGTGAGACAGACATGAGCTACCAGGGCAACAACCCGGAAGGATACCCGGATCCAACAGCCAACCAGGCAGTAGGTATCGTATCCAGAGAAGAAAAGGAAGCTGCTAAAGCAAAGAAGCGGGCAACCAGGGAGTATGACATCAGAGCAGCCATGAAAGCAATCAGAGCAATCGCCGGAGCATATGGGCTGACGATCGAGAACAGAATCACATTCAAAGACAAAGAAACGGAGGAAATATTCAGATGACCAACAAGGAAAGATTTATCGAATTATTAAGAAGTACCAAGAGAGAAGGAATCGAGAAGCTCATCGACTTCCTGGAGAAGACCGACTTCTTCACAGCACCGGCGTCAACCAGATTCCATATGAGCTGCGAGGGAGGACTGCTGCAGCATTCGCTCAATGTTTACGACTGCCTGGCTGGCCTTGGAACCACGACCGGAGACGTTCAGGAATTCCACGTGGCCGGAATGCGCCTGGATTCAATCCCGAAAGAGTCCATCATCATAGTGGCGCTGCTCCATGACCTCTGCAAGGTGAACTTTTACGCCACAGAGATGCGCTGGCGCAAGGATGCCAATAACAAGTGGGAGCAGTACCCGGTATACGCGGTCAACGACAGAAACCCATACGGCCACGGAGAAAAATCAGTCATGATGGCATCAGAGTTTATCCACCTGACCATGGAGGAACGATACGCAATCAGATGGCACATGGGAATGAGCGAGGCAAATATCATCCAGACATACTGCCAGGCCGCAGAGAAATACCCACTGGTATTATTCACACACATGGCAGACCAGATGGCCACAAGCTACCTGGAGACCAACACCGGAAACAAGAAACCGGAAGACATCTACCTCGGAACGGAACCGGCAGCGCAGGATCCGGAAGAATTCGCAGAGGCAGAGCCTATCTAACAGGAGGGCAGCCATGAACACAGAAAGAGACGACAGAGAGCAGATCGAGGCCATCAGAAAGATGATGGCCGAAAAGGAGGAAAAGAAGCGTGCTAGAGAAATACGAAAAGGACTTCGACGAAAACGAATTCATGCGTTCCTTCATGGAAAGAAAGCAGATAAGCACTAAGAAACAGGCGCTGGCTGAGCTTCGGAAGCTGATCAAGAAGGAAGGATACTATCAGACGAAAATCAAGGAAGCTCTGAAGAAACGATATCCGGACGCCTTCGTGGTTAAGATCTCCCAGGGAGCATACAGCCAGGCAGGCATCCCGGACGTCATGTTCATAAAGGACGGTCACTACTTCGGATTTGAGGTCAAGCGTCCAGTCGTCGGAATCAGATCCAAGCTGCAGGAGCAGACAGCCAGGATGATCCAGGCCGCAGGCGGAACCGCAGCGTTCGTCTGCTGGCCAGAGGAAGCAATCAGAGAGGTGGAAGAATATGAAAAGAGCCAAAGATAAATACATGATCAACCGCACCAAATACAAAGACATCAAGAGATATGACCACAAGCAGATGGAGGACTTTCTAACAGACGTCTACAAGAACGGATACGCAGACGGAAAAGAATCCGTGCCCGGAGTAGAGCTCCAGGACGTGGAAAAAGCACTGCAGGATGTCAAGGGCATCGGGCCAGTCGTGTGGAACAGAATCAAGGAGCGCCTGGCGGAACTTTTCAGAAAGGAGAGCAGCGATGAAGCTGGAATGTAGAAATTGCAAACTTTACAACGGAAACTGCGGTCACCACTTTGTAGACAGCATCAATAATCACATCGACTATGACTGCCCGGCCGAAGCTGTAACGGACAGATTCGGCGACTGCAGCTACTACGAAGAAAAGAGAAGCAAATATCAGGCACAGATAGATTTGATAAATAGTGGAGACGTCGGCTCACTAGACATGCGCCTGATCAAAGAAGCTCTCGCATTAGCAATGGAGGCAGAGAACAATGAACCAGGAACCACTCACCATTGAAGAACTGAAAACAATGGCCGGACTTCCGGTCTGGTGCCCGGACGAAGAAGCATACGGAATCGTGATGTGTGACAGCATAGGCCAATGGGCTGGAATCCCGTTCTTGCACGGAGTCTGGTACCACGAAGGAATAGGCGTGGAATTCAATCACAACATCATCGGACGAAAACTGAAATGCTACAGAGTCATCGATGAGAAGGAGGCAAACAATGAGTAAAAGAGAACTGAAAAAGCAGCAGGAAAGAGCCAAGAAGTACGGATGCGACGGAAGATGCTACTGGGAGACAGGAATGTGCCCGGCGGTCGAAGTCTGCGAGGAAACCAGAGCCGGAGAGTTCATGGCAACCGTGATCGGAGGCATCGTGGTCCTTTTGATGATGGCAATCCCACCAATCCTGCTGGCCGGAGGCACGATAGCGCTGATCTGGGCGATCATTCAGACAGTTCTCGCGATTTAGAAGGAGGAAAAGCAGATGGACATCACAAGAATTCACGAGTACACGGACATTTACATGGAAGCATACCTGCGAGCGCTTAACAAGACGCACAACGCAGACCTGGCGGTCCAGGTGGCCATGGGCGTAACGTTCGCAGTCACAAATACGCTGGAGGCGCAGAAGCCGAAGACAGAACCACAGGCACAGCCACAAGGAATCAATCCCGGCGCGCTCCTGGCGGCGATGTTTGCCAATGCGGCCAGACAGCAGCCCCGCGACGATATCGAAAACGAGAGTGACGACGATGAGTAAGCAGAAAAGATACAGTGAAATCCTTCTCCTGGAGAAAATGCTCCAGGAGGGGGGCATCGAACATAACCGGTGCGATCTATACGATGGATTCCAGATCACAGTCCCGCTGCCAGGACAGACGAAAGAGATCTCCATAATTGAACACGCGGGAAGTTATGGAAGTGTCATGAATCTGCTGGAGATATGGGCCGAGGGCGAAATAAAAGGATTTCTGTCAGCAGAACAGACGCTGCGGATCATTAAGAATATCAGAGGGAGAGAATCCCCGAATTAACCAGCATAAAAAAGAACGAAAAGGAGAGAAATGCAATGCAGGAAATCAACGAAGAAATGGAGAACGATAGATCAGTATTAGAATGGATGCTCGGCCAGTACGTCCGAGCGAAGCGCCGAAAAAAACAGCTTGAGGTCCGGCTTCTTGAGATCAATGCCGAGCGTGACTCTCCGATCGGAGGCCAGGGATACGATCCACTGCCACGAAGTGGAGGCAACAACGAAGGCGCAGCCGGAATCCTTATGAAGCTGGCCGATATCGAAGACAGAATCTACGAGCAGAAAGCAAAGGCCGATAAGTCCATGGTCAACGTGGCGACGATCCTGAATTTTTTACCGGAGGAATCTATGGAGCGCGAGATCTGCGAGCTCCGCCATCTTGATGGCCATGAATGGGGAGAGATCGCAGAGGGAATCCCGATGTCAAAAAGTCAGTGCCACAGAATCCACAAGGCTGCCATGTACGAGCTCCTGGAATTTAACTACGTGAAAGAGCTCGTCACGGAAAACCGGGAATCTTACGAATATTACATCGAGAAAAAAGAGGAAGCCAGATACCGCCGCGAAAATCAGGCCAGGAAAAATGCCGGAAAATAAAGCCCGGAAAAAATATCCGGAAATTTCTACGCAGAAAAATCCGGAGAAAAAATTCGACTTCGCGAAGCCGGAAAAATAAGCCAGGAAAAAATAAAGCCCAGCATACAGGGGCAAAAAATCAAGGCTAAAAATTCCGGAAAAATACAGGGCGAAAATAAAGGCCTTTTTCAGAAGCCCCTCCAGGGAGACCACAATAAGGGGCCGGAAAATAAGGCCCAGCCAGACAGCCCACAGGGCAGGCCCATGCACAGGGGCGTACGCAGCCCACCCACACAGGGCAGGCCAGGAGGCCAGGACACCAGGCACACAGCCCACCCACACAGCACAGCAGCCAGGGCACCAGCAGGCAGGGCAGCCCAGGCACCAGGGGCACTGCACACAGGACAAGCGAGAGAGCGCGGCAGCCACGCACGCAGCACACGCAAGGCACAGCGGCCAGGGCAGCGAGGCAAGGCGCAGGCCATGCATCAGATGAAAGATGCGACTCCATGCACCACTTGCATGTGGTATAGTAGTAGCATCGAGGCAGGCGGATGAGAGAGGCGGCCCAGCCGAGAAGCAGAGCGAACTCCCCACGCTCTAAGCAAAGACAACAGCCCTACATCGAAAGAGATCAGCGCAGCAGCTGGTCTCTTTTGCTTTGTCAGTAATGCACAATCGTAGGTACTACTTTTTGTTTATTTTGCCAGCGGGGCGAGGAAGGCCCGATGCTTTCCCGGATATGACCTCAATTTTTTTTCGCATTTCGTTACGCCCAGCCCGGTACATCAAGAAATTTATAACAGATTGGAGGCAGACCGGATGACAACAGAAATGAAAATGGAGACACGAAGCCTGGCCAGCTTGCGCCCGGCGGAATACAACCCAAGAGTCCAGCTGCAGCCAGCCGATCCAGAATATCAGAACATCAAGCGCAGCATTGAAACCTTCGGATACGTGGATCCGATCATCGTAAACCAGGACGGAACCATCATCGGAGGCCATCAGCGCTACAACGTCATGAAGGACCTCGGATATACCGAAGCGCAGGTCGTCGTGGTCGATCTGGACAAGAATAATGAGAAGGCGCTCAATATTGCGCTGAACAAAATCACAGGAGAATGGGATGAGATCAAGCTGAAAGACTTGCTGCTCGACCTCGATCTCAATGATTACGATCTGACAGCGACCGGTTTCAGTTCCAAAGAGGTCGAAGACCTCGTGATCCGACTCGACAAGGACGTGGAAGCCGAAGATGACAACTTCGATGCCGACGCCGACTATGAATCCATCGAGGAGCCGGTCACCCAGCGCGGAGACATCTGGATCCTGGGCGACCATAGACTCATGTGCGGAGATTCCACTGACCTTGGCGACGTCAACACTCTGATGGGCGGCGAGGAAGCGGACCTCGTGATCACGGATCCGCCGTACAACGTCAACTACAAGGACGGATCCATCAAAAACGACAACATGGACGAGGGATCCTTTGAGGATTTCCTTCAGAATGCATTCCTGGCCATGTTCGAGAACATGAGATTAGGAGCCGCAGCGTACATATTCCACGCAGACAGTGAAGGCCTGGCGTTCAGGCGCGCATTCAGAGATGCCGGATTCAAGCTGGCAGAGTGTCTGATATGGGAAAAGAACTCCTTCGTGCTCGGCCGCCAGGATTACCAGTGGCGACACGAACCAATCCTCTACGGATGGAAAGAAGGCGCTGCGCATTACTTCATCGACGACCGAAGCCAGGACACAATCCTCCTGGAGGATGAACTCGACCTGGAATCCATGAAGAAGGAAGACCTGATCACATACATCAATCAGATCATCGCACAGTACAAAGACCAGACGACCGTCCTCTTTGAGAAGAAGCCGACAAAGAACGACGTGCATCCAACGATGAAGCCGGTAAACCTGGTCGGAAGACTGATGCGGAACTCCAGCAAGCCAGGATGGAACGTCCTCGATTTATTCGGAGGCAGCGGATCCACACTCATGGCAGCAGAGCAGATCGGCCGCCGGGCGTTTCTGATGGAGCTTGATGAGAAGTTCTGCGACGTAATCGTCCACCGATGGGAAGAATTCACAGGAAAGAAGGCTGTAAGAGCCGGGAAGTTGGAGGTGAGCCTATGATGAACCAATATGAAATCATGGCCGAAATTTTGCGGGGGGGGGTACGCTCAGATGAGTGATGGAGAAGTAAAAGGCAGCTTTTATCGGACAGAGATCATCGCGCAGCTTTTCGGAGTGACCGTCCGCCGCGTGCAGCAGCTCACTCAGGAAGGCATCATATCCACCACCAAGATCCTGGAAGATGGAAAGAGCGTCCGAAGATACGACCTCGTGCCTACGATCCAGGCATACGTCAAATACCTATCGGACAAGGCCTACGGAAAGCAGCACCGTACCGATAAGGAGATCGAACTCAGGGAGCAGAAGATGCAGGCCGACATCGCCCTGAAGGAGAGCCAAGGAGAACTGCACAGATTAAAGACCGAGATCGCAGCCGGTCAGTACATCAGCGTAGAAGAAGTAAAACTCGACTACGCTAAATTTTTTGTTGTATTTAAGAAATTCGTCATGAGCATACCGGCCAGGGTAACCGGGATGCTTTCAGGGCAGATGGAACCGTCTGAACTGAGACGATGCGAAAAGGAGATAGCCGCAGAGGTAAACAGACTGCTCGGCGCATTCGTCGTGGCCGGAATCGTGGGACCAGAGGATGTGAAGAAAGATGGAACCCTTAAAAAAGAGAAGAATCCAGATTCGTAAATTCCAGGTAACACAGTACCAGGCAGACGCGCTCAAGCAGTTATGCCCGCCGGAGAACATATCGGTTTCAGAATGGGCCGAGAACTATCGAACTCTTGATTCTAAGACGTCCGCCCTTCCGGGACCATGGCGTAACGACAAGACGCCATACCTGAAAGAGATCATGGACGAACTGATCAACTACGACACGGAGAGAATCATCTTCGTAAAGCCAACGCAGGTCGGAGGAACCGAAGCCCTTCAGAATATGCTCGGCTACGTGATCCAGCAGGATCCGGCGCCAAGCATGATCGTATACCCAACGGACGTCCTGGCACAGAGTATCAGCGAAAACCGATTAGAGCCGATGATACTGGGAACCAAGACGCTGAAGGCTTTATACAACAAAAACGAATCGTCCAAGCTGGAGCTCCAGTTTGACGGAATGTACCTATCACTGGCCGGTTCCAACTCGCCATCGTCCCTGGCGTCGAAGGCGATCAAGTACCTCTTTCTGGATGAGGTGGACAAGTACCCCGGATCATCGAAGAAAGAGTCGGATCCAATCTCGCTGGCGATAGAGAGAACCAAGACCTTCCGAAACAGGAAAATCTACATGACGTCAACACCGACGCTGGCAACCGGCCACATTTGGAAGGCACTCATGGACGCGGACATCGAGAAGCACTACTTCATACCGTGCCCGCACTGCGGATCCATGATAGAGCTCAAATTTCAGAATTTGAAGTTTCCGTCCGGCGAGGACCTGAGCAACCAGGACAGAGCCGACATGGCATTCTATCAGTGCCAGGAGTGCGGAGGCAGGATCACGGATCAAGACAAAGAGAAGGTACTCAAGTACGGAGAATGGAAGACCGTGCGAGAGACCGGAAAGTACAACCGCAAGGTTGGATTCTGGATCAACACCCTCTATAGCCCGTTCGTCCGTTTTTCAGAAATCGTGGAAGAATTTCTGAACAGCAAGGACGATCCGGACAAGCTGCAGAACTTCACGAACTCATGGCTTGCAGAACCGTGGGAAGATACGAAGCTGAAGACAAGCGCCGACACCGTTCTGGAGAGGCAGACGGAGCGGCCGGAATTCACAGCGCCAAACTGGACGAAGTTCCTGACAGCGGGTGTGGACGTCCAGGAGACATCACTCTACTGGACAATCCGAGCATGGGGCAGCTACATCACCAGCCAGAACATCGCGCATGGCCAGGCGCTATCCTTCCAGGACATCGAGCAGATCATGAACACGCCATACTTCACCGAGGATGGCGAACAGCTAATCGTGGCGCTTTGCCTGATCGACTCCGGATACGACGCCGACAGCACGTATGACTTCTGCGCTTTGAATTCAGACTGGGCACTGCCGGTCAAAGGTTCCAACAACCCGATGCTGTCGCACTTCAAGCTCTCTAAGATCAACAAGCAAGGAAGTCAGGCATACGGAATGAACCTGGTGCTGGTTGATGGCGACAAGTACAAAGACATGATCGCCGGAAGAATGAAGAAGCCGAACGGTCGCGGAAGCTGGATGGTCTTCGAGGGATGCGACAGAGAATACGCCGAGCAGGTAACTGCAGAGCACAAGGTCAACGTCAAATCCGGAAACCGAACCGTTCAGCAATGGGTACCGAAGCGCAGCCACATCGACAACCACTACCTGGATGCAGAGGTATACGCACTAGCAGCCGCTGACATTTCAGGAGTCAGAACCCTGCACCTGCAGGACGAAGCCGAAGCGAAAGCCAAGGCGGAACGTCCGGAGGAAGCATACGCTCCGGAGGAAACATGGATCAGGCAAAACGAGAACTGGATATAGGAGGAAGACATGAGCGAAGAAAATAATCAAATCGACGGAAACGTCAGCACCGTGGAACTTCTCCAGGAAGTAAAAACAGCAATCCGAAAGATTCTGATCGGCGGCCAGTCCTATCAGATCGGTAGCCGTAAGCTGACAAGAGCCGACCTCTACCAGCTCAGAAAGCTAAAAGAGGAACTGGAGGCAGAGATCGCTGCAGAAGGTGACAGCAGCCTCCTGGACAACACATACGTCGCCTTCTTTGATGGGAGGTGAGAAAGATGAGCTGGATAGATGACCTTGTCGCATGGATCAGCCCCGAAGCAGGAGCGAAACGTGCGGCATGGCGAATCGCATACCGTGAATACCGGAACTACGATGCAGGCAGTAGCTCCAGACTGAACGCAGGATGGAGAGCCGCGAACTATTCCGCAGAAATGACGGATAGATCGTCCAGAGACACGATTAGAGCCAGAGCGCGAGACCTGGAGCGAAACTCCGACATCGCGAATTCACTGATATCAGCATACAAGCGAAACGTCATCGGCGCAGGGTTCAACCTGCAGGCCAAGACGAAGAATGCCAAGTTAAACGCCGACATCCAGAAGCTCTGGAAGAAATGGTGCAAGGCAAGGAACTGCGACGTGACCGGAACGCAGACGCTGAACCAGATACTCCGAATGGCAGTGACCAGAAAGAAGATCGACGGAGGAATCCTGTTCATAAAGGTTTATACCAACGACGGAATGATCCCGTTTAAACTTCAGATGATCGAGGTTGATGAGCTCGACTCGCTGCAGGTTGGAACGACTGGAGATGGGAACAGAATCGTCAACGGTATCGAATACAACCAGTACAACCGCCCGGTCGCTTACTGGATTAGACAGTACGGAATCGACGGATTCACGATCGAGCAGCCAAGACGCGTCAAAGCGGATGATGTGATTTTTTATTTCACAAAACGACGCCCGACGCAGATCAGAGAAATGTCTGATATGAGCCAGACAGCCACCAGGATCCGCGACACGAACGAATTCATGACCGCAGTATCGGTCAAGGAACGAATCGCGGCCTGCCTGTCCGTGTTCATTAAGAAAACGCTCCCACAGGTCGGAATCGGAAGAAATGCAGCGGCAGAGAATGTCGGAAAGCATGAGTACGACGGAAAGACACTTACACCGGGAATGATCAAAGAGCTGAATGCCGGAGATGAGGTGCAGGTCGTAAATCCGACCGGCCAGGGAAGCGATGCGACATCATTCACGAAGCTGCAGCAGCGTATGATCGGAGCCGGGCAGGGCCTCTCATACGAAGCAACCAGCCGAGACATGAGTGAAACCAACTACGCATCAGCCAGACAGGGAGCCATTGAGGATGAGATGACCTACCAGGAGGAAGTCGAAGCAATCACAGCAATCCTCGATGAGATCTATGAGACATTCGTGATCAGCTGCTACCTGGCAGGACTGATCAAGGTATCCGGAGACTTTTGGGAAAAGAAGGACGAATACCTGGAGCATGACTGGATCAAGAGCCCGAAGAAGTGGATCGATCCACTGAAGGAATCCAGCGCAAACAAGACAGCGCTGAATACCGGCCAGAAGACATACAAAGAGATCGCGGCCGAGAGCGGTCGAGATTGGAAACAGCAGATCGATGACAACCTGGAAGTCCTCGAATACGCAAAGAAGAAAGGCTATGACTTAGGAGGTGTAATATTCGATGGCAAACTCGGAACTGAGAAAGAAAAAGAACCGAAGCCAGCGCCGCCGAAACCGGATGACAAGACCGGAAAAGGCGGGACCGGCAATGATGACCAGAACGCAGGCTCCGGAGAAGGAGAAGGCGAGTCAACATCAGACGAAGGACAGGAATAGAGGCCTGAGAGAACTGAGAGGTTCCATCAGGGCACTCGAAGGAGATGGCAATGAGCGCACGTTCGAGCTGAGCTTCTCATCGGAAGAACCATACACGCGATGGTTCGGCCAGGAGATCCTCGACCATTCAGCAGGATGCGTCGATTTGACGCGACTGAATGAAATCGGATGTGTGCTCTTTAACCATGACCGCGACGAAGTGATCGGAAAGATCACCAAGGCGTGGATAGATAACGGACGCGGAATGGCAACGATTGAATTTGATTCAGACGACGCGTCCGAAGTAATCTACCAGAAAGTAAAAGGCGGAACCCTCAAAGGCGTATCCGTGGGATACCTGGTAGATGACTGGGAGGAAGTAATGCCAAACAAGACATCGACGGATGGAAGATTCATGGGACCATGCTCAATCGCTAAGAAGTGGGCGCCTTACGAAATCAGCATAGTCAGCGTCCCAGCGGATCCGACCGTAGGCGTGGGAAGGGAGCTGGAAGAAAAATCAGAACCCGGAACACAGGACATCCCGCTGGAAGTCTATGAGCGGCAACTTCAAATAAACAAAAACTTTATGGAGGTAAAAGAAAATGACGATTGAACAGATGATCGCACGTCAGCAGGAAATCGTAAACGCTGCAAGAGCCGCAGGTCGCAACATGACACGCGAGGAATCCGCAGAGTTTGAATCCCTGCAGAGAAGCATCGACGCAGCTAGAGCAGCTGGTGCTGGCATCGCCCATGGCGGCCAGAGTTCCACTCCTGCTGCTGCACCGACAAACAACAACGGTAACCAGAGACAGCAGACCGGCGAAGGAGATCCGGAGCCTGATCCTCAGACAGCTCAGAGAGCTATCGAGAATGAGAGAGCCAGAATCCGCGAGATCGAAGGTCTCTGCTCAGAATTCGGACTCGACGCAAGATCCTACATCGACAACGGATCCACGGTGGAGCAGGCAAGAGCCGCAGTCATTGAACACTTGAGAAGCCAGAACGCACCAGTGGCAACAGGCATCCAGGTGACAGATACCGCCGAGGACAAATTCAGACGCGCAGCCGCTGATTCACTCCTTATGAGAAGCGGTATGACATTAGAGCGTCCGGAAGACGGAGCCAGAAGCCTCATGGGAATGTCCATCAGAGACCTCGCCATCGAGTGCCTGCAGAGAGACGGATCCAACGCGACCGGCCTCAACAGAAAGAGCTCTGATGAGCTTTACACAATGATGGCCAGAGGCTTCTACAATCCGGAAGCAGCATTCCCTGCAATCCTCGACCAGACGATCGAGAAGGCATACAAGGAAGGCTACCGCAAGGTATCCGTAACTTTTGACAAGTTCACCAAGAAGGGATCCCTGAAGGACTTCAAGAAGCACGACAACTACTATGTAGCTGGACCGGTTGGCGAGTTCTACGAGGTACCGGAGAACGGAGAGCTCAAGCATGATGTATTCAGCGATGCGAAACTTCCGCAGAGACAGCTGAAGACATACGGCCGCCAGTTCACTCTCTCCAGAAAGGCATTCATCGATGATGACATCAGCCTCGTAACAAGCCTCCCTGCAAGATACGCAGCAGCCGCAAGAAAGACCATCAACAAGCAGGTATACCAGATCCTGATCAACAACTCCAGCATTTATGACGGAGCTGCACTCTTTGGCAAAGAGCACAAGAACCTCCTCGCATCCGGTACCGGAGTAACCCAGGAGGCAATGCAGACCATGATCATGGCGCTGGCAAATCAGAAGGACCAGTTCGGAGAGAGCATCATCATCAACCCGGCAACAATCGTGGTTCCTTCAGGAATGAAGTTCGATATGTACACTTTATTCTACAGCCCGACAATCAACACTACCGACAACACCCAGGCAGTGAACCCGCTCTATCAGTACAGAGACAGCATCGAGGTAGTCGAGGATCCGACAATCAATGCACTCTGCGGTGGACTTGGCAACGTAATGCCATGGTTCCTGATCGGCGATCCGGGAGACACAGACTTTATCGAGGTCGACTACCTGAACGGACAGGAGATCCCGAACATCAGAAGAATGGAAGCACCTGGACAGCTCGGTTTCATTTGGGATATTTACCTCGACTGGGGCATCAGCGTCATGGATTACCGTGGAGCAGTCAAGAACCCTGGAATCAAGGTAGATACCAAGCTGAAGCTCGTCTAAGAGGAAGGAGGAATAGATCATGGCAACAGCAGCATTCTGGCAGCGCGGCGAGACTATCGATCGCGTAAATAATACAGCCAAAACAATCGAAGCCAACACCATCCAGGTGATCGGTAAGAGAATCGGAGTCGTAGCTATGGAAGCGGCTCCGGGGCAGAAGTACAGCGTAAACGTAGTAGGCGTTTACAGCTTCCCGAAGAAGGCCAGCGAGGCGATCACAGCCGGAGCAGAGGTCTACTGGGACAGCACTAACGGAGTGATCACCGCAACGGCCGACTCCAACATCCTCGCAGGCTACGCCATCGCAGACGCAGCCGCTGCGGACGCGACCGTATCAATTAAGATCAACGCCTAAGATGAAGCTCGTAGCAGTTCGACCGATCTTATACCGCGCACATCAGTATGAGGTTGGCGATGAGCTCCCTGATTCGGAGATGAAGCAAGCCTGGCTGGATGCCGGAACCGCCGTAATGACAGAGGATGAGCCTGCGGTCAAAGTTCCAAAGGCAACACCGCTGACAGCGCAGCCAGGTCAGATCGGAATCAGCAATAGTGGCAACGAAGATGATCTCGCAGGCAGACTACCGAAGACCATCGAAAGAGAAACCAAGGCGCCAAGCAGGAGCCGGAAGAAATGAACTTCAAAGACATAATCGCGTCAGATGTGCATGACGCATTCATGAACGCGGAAGAATTCTCCGAAATGCATATGATCAACGGAGTGGAGATGCCGGTACAGGTCGACTCCAACGAACAGATCGAGCGTGAAAAGAGATTCAACCAGCACATGGATGGAATTTATAAAAACCAGAAACTGATTTATGTATCAGCCACCGACTATGGACCGATGCCGAAGCAGGGAACCCTGATCAAATTCGACGGACGACCATACAAGGTGGCTGATGCCATTTCAGAGGACGGAATCTACTCACTTACACTGGAGGCGAACAGAGCATGATCGAATACCAGGTAGATGAACAGATGCTGGAGGAAGTCCAGGCAAAGCTCGGAGCCATGAAAGCCAAAGCGCCGACGGTAATATCGAGAGCCCTGAATAAGACAGCAACGACAGCGCGAGTAGACCTCGCAAGCAAAGCGCAGGCGACCTATACGGTAAAATCCGGAGGCTTCAAGAAAGATATGACGATCAAAAAGGCATCCGCAGGAAGATTGGAAGCGGTGATTCATTCAGGAGGAAGGCCGCTCGACATTGATAGATTTCATATCACAGCACCAAAGAAGACCGGAGCCAAGGCTAATATCATAAAAGGCGGCGGTCTGAAGCAGCTGATCAAGGGTAACATTAAAGCCTTCAAAGGAACCGGAAAGCTGAACGGAAAGATTTATCAGCGAGTCGGAACCGAGAGAAAGCCGCTCAAAAAGCTGAAATCCAACTCAATCCCGAAGATGATCGGTAACGAGCAGCGGGTGTACGGAATCGTAAAACCGTCCATCGACCGGAACCTGCAGCATTACGTGGAACAGCAAATAGAATTACTCACAAAGTAGGAGGAAGACAATGACACCATGGAACCTTCAGACAGCACTAATCGCTGAAATCGAGAAGCTCCTGGCAGACATGCAGATGGAAAATGCTGCAGGCGAGATCGTGACCGGAATCAAAGGCTACGAACAGAGACTGCCGGAAGTCACAGAAGATGAGGAAGACCAGTCGCAGTTCTTCCCCTATTTTATTGTTCGAATTGAAGAAGGAAACACACCGTCAGACGATGAGCCGTGGCTGGTCGGCACGACGGTGTTATTTGGAATTTATGACGACAGCAAAGAAACGAACGGACACAGAGCAATCATGGCCGCAATGGATAAGGTCATGAACAGATTTCTGGAAAGACCGCTCCTGGATAACAAATTCAGAGCCAACCAGAATGTCAGCTTTGCACTTCAGGACGAAGACACGTATCCGTACTACTTCGGAGGCATCGACATCAAATTCTATGTACCAAAAATAGGAAGGAGCGATGACTGGTCATGAGCGAATCAGTAAAGGCGCCGGAGACAAAAGCACCGGCAAAAAAGACACAGGCAGTGACGGAGGCAAAGACTGAAGCAGTCCTCTACGTAGGACCAACAATCAGCGGAATCGCCATCACCGGCACAGTCTACACGACAATCCCGGAGGCAGCGAAAGCAGCCAAAGCGGATGCACCAATGATCCTGAACCTTTTCATTCCGATCAGAGAATACGGCGAGGCCGAGAGAATGATCAGAGAAAAGAGAGGATACGTATACAGCGCTTACACAGAAGCGCAGAAATTCAAACTTGAAAGAGGAGGTAAGAACTAATGAGCATCAGACATGGAGTTTATATCCAGGAAGAAGCTACAGCCGTTCAGGTACCAAAGACCGGCAACAGCTCCGTCCAGGTAGTCGTCGGAACAGCTCCGGTCAATATGGCCGAGAATCCAAGCGAAGCCGTGAACGTTCCAATTCTTGCGAATTCAGGAACTGAAGCCATGGCAGCACTCGGATATTCCGTAGACTTTAAGAGTTTCACACTTTGCCAGACGATGTTCGCAACATCAAACCTGTCCCAGGTTAGTCCGGTCGTTTACATCAACGTCCTGGATCCGGCAAAGCACAACAAGGAACTCGCAGAGGCAGAGTACCAGGTAAACCAGAAACAGGCAGTGATCGAGAAAGAAGGCGTCATCCTCGAAGGGCTCACCGTCAAGAATTCAACCGGCGATACAGAGCTCAAGGCCGGTGAGGATTACAGTGCTGCATTTGACAGCACAACTGGATTCCTCACAATCACAATGCTCGCAGGCGGAAAAGGCGCAGCAGCAACAGCCATCAAGGTAAGCGGAAAAGTCATCGATCCGTCCAAGGTTACGAAAGAGGACGTCATCGGAGCCGTGGATCCATCCACAGGAGCTGAGACAGGAGCGCAGGTCATTAGACAGGTATACCCAAGACTCGGCATCGTTCCGGGACTCATTCTCGCACCAGGCTGGTCACAGATTCCGGAGGTCGGTCTTGCACTTGCAGCCAAGGCGGCCAAGATCAATGGCGTATACAGCGCAATGGCACTTCTTGACCTTGATACAGCCAAGGCAAAGAAATACACAGACACCAAGAGCGTGAAAGAGGAATCCGGATACACAAGCCCATTCTGCTATCCGCTCTGGCCATGCGACAGAGTCGGCGAGTACATTCTCGCAAAATCTGCAGTGACAGGCGCCATGATCCAGTATATGGCATCAGATAACGAGGACGTACCGAACCAGTCACCGTCCAACCATTTACTCGGAGTCGGCGGCCAGTGCCTCGAAGATGGAACGGAAGTATATCTCGATCAGGATCAGGCGAACACGGTCAATGGCTACGGCGTAACCACAGCGATCAACCAGAACGGCTACCGCTTGTGGGGTAATTACACCGGAGCATACCCAGCGAGCTCAGACGCGAAAGACATCTGGTTTGCAGTCCGCCGCATGTTCAGCTGGCAGGGAAATAACTTCATTCAGACATACTTCGATGAGGTAGACGATCCGATGAACAACGTCCTGGTCCAGAGCGTAGTAGACAGCGAGAACATCCGCTGCAGCGCATACGCACCTAAATACTGGGCCGGAGCTTCCATCGAATACAAGTCAGATGACAATCCAAAGACTGCCATCCTGGCCGGAACGATGAAGTTCAGACAGCATATTGCACCGTACACACCAGCGCAGGAAATCGTGGACATCATCGACTACGATACAGACACGCTGGCAGCAGCAGTAGGAGGTAACTAATTATGGCAAGCATTATTCCTGAAGTATTAAACCACTTCAACATTTATAACGGCGCCAATGCCCTCGTCGGAGTATCCGGCGAGGTGGAGCTTCCGGAGCTTGAAGCCATCACGGATACCGTGGAAGGCACCGGAGTGCTCGGCGAGATCGAGGATCCGGTAACTGGACAGTTCTCCAGCGCCACAATCAAGATCCCATTCGCAGTTTTATACAGCGATATGTTCTCCATCGTAAACACCACAGAGCCGCCGCTCCTGACACTCAGAGGATCTATGCAGTGCACGGATCCAAAGACCGGAGCAACCGGATACTACCCGATCAGAGTCGTGGTACGAGGCAAAGCCAAGACAACCACACTCGGCAAGGTAGCCAAAGGAAAGAAGATGGAATCAGAGGTCGAGCTTGAGATTTTATACATCAAAGTAGAGATCAACAACGCCGTCGTTTTGGAGCTCGACAAACTGAACTTCGTATTCGTATTAAACGGAAAAGACATGCTGGCGCAGATCAGAAGCCAGTGCTAGATAACAGGAGGAACGCAAAATGAGTGAAAAAGTCACAGAAATCAACAAGCCAGAAGACAATGAGATGAAGCTCAAGCTCAGTAAAGAGTATGACTTCGAAGGACAGAAGATCGGCGAGATCGACCTCAGCGGGCTCGACAATTTGACTGCTGCAGATATGATCCAGGCCAACAAGGTCCTCACAAACAACGGAACCGTGTCGGTTCTTCCGGAGACAACTCTGGAATACGACCTCATCATCGCAGCCGGAGCTTTGAAGATGCCGATCGAGTTCTTTAAGCAGCTGAAGCCAAAGGACGCCATGGCGCTCAAGAACAGAGTGACATCTTTTTTATTCGGCGAGGAATAAATCCTGCGGACTTCTCAGAGTTGCGGAAATGCTGTCTAACCCTGTCGCTGAACCTCAGCACAGGGTTAGATTATTTTTTGCAAATGAACATCTTTGACCTTATTGATTTATGCGCCGATTTGAAGGAGGTGACACCTAAGAAATGAGCGAATTCGAAGTAGCGATTAAGATCGCCGGAAAATTAGATAAATCGCTGCAGACGTCAGTCAGCAGCGCACAGAAGATGCTCGGCAGCCTTGGAAAAGGCGGACTGTCTTCTGCATTGACCGGTATCGGAAATGCAATGGAAAGTACCGGAAAAGCGCTCACCACAGGAGTCACGATGCCGGTAATTGCGCTCGGTGCCACATCCGTGAAGGAGTTCGGATCCGTAGATAAGTCCATGAAGCTCGTCCAGGCAACCATGGGATCAACAGACGCCCAGGCCAAACAGCTCGAATCAACAATGAAAAAAGCAGCGGCAAATTCCGTATTCGGAATGCAGGACGCAGCAGACGCAACGCTGAACTTCGCACGCCAGGGTTTCAATGCAAAGCAGGCAGGAGACATGCTGACGCCCGCGCTGAACCTGGCAGCAGGAACGGCGACGGATTTATCAGTCGTAACCGGCGGCCTCGGAAACGCCCTGAAGATGTTCGGCAAGGACTCAAACTACGCAGCGACAGCAGCAGATATCCTATCGACAGCCCAAGCGCAGGCCAACACGACTGTCACGGATTTATTCGACGCCATGGCAACAGCAGGACCGATCTGCAGCTCAGTCGGATGGTCAATGTCCGATCTGGCCGCAATTACTGATATCTTCGGCGATGCCGGAATCAGTGGTGCTGAAGGAGCCACGGCACTGAAAACAGGTCTGGCCAGATTAGCAAGTCCGGCCAAAGACGGAGCTACCTGGATTAAAAAACTAGGATTGGAGATATTCAATTCAGATGGATCCATGAAAAGCATGGTCGACGTGCAGAAGCAGCTGCATGATAGCTTTCAGGGCTTAACCAGCCAGGAACAGATGAGTGCGGCGGCCGCAATCTTCGGAAAGAACCAGATGGCCAAGTGGATGACACTGATCAATGCATCACCGGATCAGGTACAGAAATACGCAAGCTCGCTGGAAGGAGCGGCCGGAAGCTCGCAGAAGATGGCAGACGCACTCCTATCCGGAATGGGTGGATCCCTGGAAAAACTGAATTCATCCTTTGACGTTATGAAATATACGGTCGGAGGAATCTCCAGCGAAGTCCTGAAGCCTTTCGTGGATAATTTGACCGGGCTGATTGACAAATTCAACAACCTGGATCCGTCGATGCAGAAGAACATCGTGAAGTGGGTAGGCATTGCAGCCGCAGCGGGACCAGTTCTACTGATCGGCGGTCGACTGTTCAAAATGGCCGGATCCCTGGTGGGAACATTCGGCAAGGTTGGAAAAGCGATCGGAAGCATCGGAAAGAAAACTAAAGGCATGAACGCACCGCTCAAAGAGGGAAGCAGTGTAATGTCCGCAGCAGCCAAGAATGCGCTCGGATTCGGAATCGGATTCGCAGCCGCAGCCGCAGGCGTGTGGATATTAGTAAAAGCAGCCAAGGAACTCGCTGCAGCGGGACCAGGAGCGCAGATAGCGACCGTCCTGATGGCCGGAGGCATTATCGCATTGATGGCAGTAGCAGCACAGCTCGCACCGAAGCTGCAGGCAGGCACACAAGGTCTCCTGGCATTCGGAGGTGCAATCTTAATGGCCGGAGCCGGTATGAGTTTGATGGCAATGGCAGCAACACAGGTGGCAGCCGCAGGACCGATGGCATTTGCAAGCCTGGCACTCATGGAAGGCGGCATCATTGCACTATTGGCAGTAGCCGGAGCAATGGGACCACAGCTCGCCGGAGCATCTGCGGGACTTCTCGCATTTGGCGGAGCAGTTCTGATGGCAGCGGCCGGAATGAGCCTCATGGCGATGGCAGCAACACAGGTAGCGGCAGCCGGACCGATGGCAATCGCAGCACTCACAATCATGGAAGTAGGAATGATCGCAATGATGGCAGTAGCCGGAGCGCTCGGACCTGCACTCACAGCAGCATCAGTCGGACTGATTGCATTCGGAGCTTCTATCGTTCTGGCGGCAACAGGATGCCTGATCATGGTCCAGGCGGCGACGCAGATCGCAAGCGCAGGACCGGCAGCGCAGATCGCCCTCGCACTCTTAGCGGCGGGACTGATCGCATTCGGAGCAATAGCCGGAGCCTTGGCGCCAATACTCCTGGCAGGAGCTGCAGCGATCGCAGCACTGGGAGCAGCGCTCACATTGGTGGCAACAGCGGCCATGCTGGGAGCAGCAGCGCTGGCTATTATATCGGTATCGCTTCCGCTTTTATCAACATACGGAGCGACCGGAGCATCGGCAATCCTGACACTTAGCGGAGCACTAACAGCATTCGCAGCATCTGCAGCAGTATGTGGAGCCGGAGCATTAGTGGCAGCCGCAGGACTTCTCGCAATGGCAGCCGGAGCCTTGGCAGCCGGAGCGGGCGTTTTAATGGTTGGAGCTGGAGCCGTGGTACTCGCTGCAGCAATCGCAATGATCGCAGCCGGAGCAACAGCCAGCATGGCTTCATTTATGCTTTTAGCAACAATGGTCCGTTTATTCGGAACCGCAGCACTATCAGCAACAGCACCAATCCTGGCACTCACAGCGGCAATGCTGCCATTCGCGGCGGCCGCACTTGCAATGGCAGCCGGAGCAACGGCAGGAGGCGCAGCCCTTCTGATACTGGCAGCCGGAGCACTAGCCGCATCAGTCGGCATGGTACCACTTGCAGCAGCGCTAGCACTTGCAGCAGCATCGGTGGAAATCATCGGAGCCAGTGCAAAGGCTGCTGGATCGGCGCTTAAATCAATGGCCAAAGGTGCAACAGGAACCGCGGCCAAGATGGCAATCATAGCTGCAGGAGCCGCACCACTCGCGGCAGCCCTGGCACCACTCGCGGTCGCAGCGGCAGCAGCGGCAGCGGCAGTCCTGGCCTTAGCGGCAGGAAGTACAGCGGCGGCAGCTGCAATTATGCTTCTGGCAGCAGGAATCACAATGACAGCCGGAGCGCTGACACTTTGCAGCGCATCGATAACAGCATTCAAAGCAAGTGCGGCAGGAATCAACGCAGTGGCGACACCAACAGCTGCAGCATTCACAAGAATGGCAGTGGCAGTGGCACCGTTCACCGCAGCGATCATAGCGCTGGCCGGACCGATGATGGCAACATCAGCATCCATGGTCGTATTTGCAGGAGGCATCACAGTAGCGGCAGCTTCAGCAACCGCGCTGGCCCTATCCCTGCGGTCGACAATGGCGACACTGGGAACCCTTGGAGCACTGACCACGGTATCCATGAACATGGTAACAGTGGCGATTCGAAACTCCATGACGCAGTCGAACCAGGCGGTGGTAACCGGAATCACCGTAATGCGGACAACAACGCAGACCGGAATGACCACCATCGTGGCCGTGACCAGAAATGGCATGACCATGTTTGTGGTGGCAGTCAGAACCGGTGGAGCGCAGGCGGTAGCGTCCTGCAGAAGCACAAGCAGCCAGATGGTCGGAGCTTTCTCTGGTCTTTCAGGAAGCATGTACAGCGCCGGATCCTATGCGATGGCCGGACTTAGAAACGGCATCGCGGCCGGTGGAGCCGCAGCAATCGCCCAGGCACGAAGCATCGCTAACCAGGTAGCAGCAACCGTCAACAGCGCACTGAAAATTCACTCTCCATCAAGAGTTCTGGACCAGTCCGGACAGTTCGCAGGCCAAGGTCTCGCAGGCGGCATTCAGAAGACAGGAGCTCTCGTCCAGAAGGCAGCCAACGATTCACTGGTGCAGCCAGTCAAGGACGCAGGCTCAAAGACATTTGAGACGCCTACATTCGAGAACCGGTCGAGCGTGATCGGAGAGACAGTGAGCGCATTCACCGGAGAAAAAGCTGCAGCAAGCAGCAACAACAACCAGGCTAGCGGTCAGCAGTTCGTATTCAGTCCGACGTACCACTTCGAATCGGGAACACCGAAGAAAGAGGATGTTGTGGAGGCGAACCGTATGAGCCAGGAGGAATTTAAGAAAATGATGAAGCAGTACCTGCGGTCAGAAGGCCGCCGGTCATTCGATTAGAAAGGAGGACATGAGTGGCCAACATTTACTACACGGAAGCCGGGGACACCTGGGACAAGATCGCATACGAACAGTATGGATCCGAGAAGTACATGGAGCAGCTGATCCTGGCTAACTGGGACAAGCTGGACGTCCTCGTGTTCTCCGAAGGGGAGGAAATTATCCTCCCTGAGCTCACCGATGAAGAACTGGACGACACGCCGGTATGGAGATCTGATTCAGACAAAGACGATGGCATACCGGCCGCGGACGATGAATCGGAGGTGGAGTGATGGCAGAGGCAAGACGCGCGGATCCTGATATCAGTTTCAATGGGAAAAGCGCAAAGAAATCGCTGGAAAAGATACTGGAGAAAGTGGAATACACCGATCCGGCATCCGGAAACAGCGACACCATATCCATCCAGGTTTACAACGTGGACATGAAATTCTTAAAAGGCTGGCTGCCGAAGAAGGGAGACCGAATCACAGCCAGCCTCTCCTTTCAGAACTGGAAAGCGGAAGGTGCGAACAAAAAGCTATCCTGCGGTGATTTCCTGCTGGATGAGATGAAGATGGCCGGAGGACCACTCACAGCAACGCTGGGAGGAATCTCCATGCCGACGAATTCAGCAATCAAGTCCACAACCAGGACGAAGACCTGGAAGGACGTCACCACCAAGCAGATCGCCCAGGAGGTAGCAAAGAGATACGGCCTGAAGCTCGTATACGACGGACCGGTCTACAAAATCAAATCCATAGAGCAGACAGACAAAAGCGACAGCGCGTTTTTATACGATTTATGCAAGGACTACGGTCTCGGCATGAAGATATACAAGAACAAAATTGTGATTTATGGAAAAAGCAAGTACGAGAAAAAGAAAGCCAGCAAGACCATATCCCGTGCGGACTTCATCGATGACGACTGGGAATACGAAGACACGCTGGAAGGCACCTACACAGGAGCCAGAACCTCGTACAAAAAAGGAAAAGATAACAAAGAGATCAGCATATACATCGGTCTGGTTTCGGAAAAAGCAAAGAACGCCCGCACGCTGAAAATTAGTGAGCAGAGCGACAGCGAGAACGACGCAAGGGTGAAAGCCGCGGCCAAGGTCAACCTGGAAAATGAAAGCGCGACAACACTCAGCGGAACGATCTACGCAAGGCCTGAAATCGTGGCCGGAATCTGCGTAAACGTGAAAGATCTCGGAAAAGCAGACGGAAAATACTTCATCGACGAAGTAAAGACCACGGTAACAGACAGCGGAACCACACAAAGCATTCAGATGCATAAATGCCAGAAGCAACTGAGCGGCGATCCACCGCCAGCACCGAAGAAGGCAGCAGCGCCAGCCAAGAAGGGATACAAGGTCGGTGACATTGTAAACTACCACGGCGGCACACATTACTACAGCTCGTACCCAGGAGCCAAAGGATACAAAGCGAGAGCCGGAAAAGCGAAGATCACAAAGGATCCTAACTGCAAAGGAAACGGACACGCACATCCATGGCATCTGATCCATACAGACAGCACATCGAACGTCTACGGATGGGTTGACGAGGGAACATTCGATTAAAAAGGAGGAACACATGGCAGACAGAACCATCAGAATCGGGAAGGTCTCGTCCGTGGATTACGGAAGCGGTATGATCAAGGTCGTATACCCTGATCTGGACAATTCCGTGACCGACGACCTCCCATATTTAACTTTCAACGATGAATACAAGATGCCGAAGGTCGGAGCCAGCGTGCTGGTCGTTCACCTTTCCAATGGTGCTGCAGCAGGAATCGTCTGCGGCACTTACTGGAACGACGCGCACAAGCCACCGGTCAGCGGAAAGAACGTCTACCGGAAAGACCTGGCACAGGCAATCGGTGAAGCCTTCCTGCAATATGGCAGCGGCTGCCTCACGATCCACGCACCGTCGATCACCCTGGCCACGAGTTCCGGAAGCATCACGGTGGGCGAGATCATTAAACATATCAAAGGATAGGAGGACTGCAGATGGCAACATACAAAGTCACAGCCAAAAGCGGACTGCGTGTCAGAAGCAGTCCGAACGGAAGAATTCTGACAGCGATGCCATACGGAACGACGGTCACCGGCGACGGAAAGAAGCAATCCGGCTGGTACCATGTTAAGTACAAAGGAACATGGGGCTGGTCGTATGGCCAGTACCTGAAGACGGTCGCGGAAAAGAAAAAGACCGTGGCCAGCATTGCGGCCAAAAAGAAGCCGAAAAAGAATACCAAAAAAAAGACCAATACCAAGAAGAAAACTGACGCCAAGAAAAAGGCGGATGAGGAAAAGCGCAGAGCCAAAGCCAATGGCAAGCTCGGATGCTGGGGAAGCGCCCTGATCTTTGAGGTCAGCAGCAATAAGATGCTCCCGGCCAAAGATATCAAGGTGACGCAGGACGGACGATGGGCAAAGCACAACATCATCCAGAAGGTGCCGCGTTCGGAATTCTCCGGACCGGACACCAGAGGCGTGACGCTAACGCTCACCCTTTCTGCGGAGCACGGAGTGAAGCCAAGAAGCATGATCGACATGCTGGAGAAGGCGGTCAGAACTGGCCAAGTGGAATACCTGGTGATCGGAGGCAAGATCATCGGAGGCCACAAGATGTACATCAGCGGCGTATCGGAGGCCTGGAAGACGATCTACAACAAAGGCGAGCTCGTCAAGGCCAATGTGGACGTCACGTTTGTGGAATATGCATAGGAGGGAATCGCAGTGGCTTATTTAAGAATCAATGAAATCAAGAGCACGGATAACTCCATCGATTCAGATGAAATCGAAATGGCAAACGACATCATCGAGGCGCTCCTGATCACAAGAAAAGTGACGATACCAGGGAGCCGGGCATTCGGACTCTCGCACGTATTCGTCGACATGCCAGCACCGGACGCGGTCAACATGATCACCGTGGAGCTCGCAGAGGCAATGGATGAATACATCCCAACGCTGGAGCTCCAGGACGTCAGCGCAACAACCGACACGGACGGAACGCTGGCGCTGGATATTCGCATAGGAAGGAGGTAGAAAGACGATGGCAATCGAACAGATCGAGAAGCTCCCGGACGTGAGCTTCATAGATGACGACATCAACCTGGAAGGTATCCAGAAGCAGATGGTCCAGGATTACAAGGACAAGTACCATGAGGAAACAGAGGAAGGCGTCACGCTGGAAAGAGGCGAACCGATCTCCCTGATTTTATACGCCTGCTCCGTGCAGATATACCAGATGTACATGTTCGTCGATCGTGCAGGAAAGCAGAATCTCCTGAAATATGCATACGGAGAGTTCCTGGACAACCTGGCCGCCTTGAAGGGAATCGAGAGGACTGCTGCCAAACCGGCAACGGTAACGATCCGGTTCACGCTTTCAGAGGCACAGCCAGGAGCGACAGCAATCCCGGCCGGAACCAGAGTCACCGACGGAACGGTCTACTTTGCGACGGATGAGTACGCAGAGATCAAGGCAGGAGAAACCACGGTCGACGTGGCCTGCACTTCCATCGAGACCGGAGAAGCTCTGAACGGAATCACAGAAGGATCCATTCAGACACTGGTGGATCCAATTCCCTACGTGGAAAGCGTGACCAACACGACAGAGACGGACGGAGGCGCTGATCAGGAGAGCGATGAATCCCTGAAGTACAGAATTTACATCGCACCGTCCCGCTATTCAACAGCAGGAACCGAGGAAGCATATATCTACTGGGTAAAGACTTACAACAGCACTATCGCAGACGTCAAGGTTTCAAGTGACAACCCAGGCGAGGTAGATATCGTATTCCTGATGGATGACGGAATCCCAAGCCAGGAGATGATCACAGGGCTGACGAAGTACATCACGAAGCCGAACATCCGGCCGCTGACTGACAAGGTCGTCGTGAAGGCACCAACAGCGGTGAATTACAGCATCAGCCTGACCTATTATATCAATTCTTCAGATTCAGGATCCGTGGAAACAATCCAGAGCAAGGTCGCCAAGGCAGTGGATGACTTCGTAACCTGGCAGCAGTCCAAGATCGGCCGAGACATCAACAGCTCGGAGCTGATCAAGAGAGTGACTGCAGCAGGAGCCAAGAGGGTAGAGCTCAAGAGTCCGGTCTTTCAGAAGATCGGCGGCACTTCCATCGCGTACTGCACAAGCAAGAACGTGACATACGGAGGTGTTGAGGATGATTGATATTAGAAACGGAGAGCTCGCAGACCTCTGGCTGGATGAGACAAGTCCGGAATTTAAGAGCATAAGCTACGCGCTGCACATGGCAATTATTAGAATGCTGGAAAAAGCTGCAGGCGTAGGCAGCTCCTGTGACATCGACCACCTGGCAGAATCCACGCTGGACTACCTGGCCGTGGAAACGCGAGCCATGTACTACGACCAGGGCGCGGACATCGAGACAAAGCGCTCAATCATAAAGAACACGCTCAAGTGGTACACACAAGCCGGAACAGTCAAAGCAACAGAGGAACTGATCGCCTCGGTATTCGGAGGCGATGCGAGACTGATCGAGTGGTTCGATTTTACCGAGCCGCCGATCGAAGCTAATACATTCGATGTGGAAACAGAGGCGCTGATGACAAAAGACATCATCAACGAGCTGACCTCGGTCATTAAAAAGGTCAAGAATTCAAAGTCCCACATCCGAAGGGTGACCGTGCTGCGAGAACTCCACTCAGCAGCAACCATGGGCACCTGCATCACAGCAATAAATGAATGCACCGTGAGCAATCACGAGATATCAGATACAGATGCAACCGAAGGAATGAACGTGGCAGCAGTCGCCGCACCGGTTACAGAGACCTACGCTCTGAATACCACAGCAGGAGACGTCCAGGCTACGGCCGGAGCATTTATCGCAAGCGCAACCGGCACCGAAGGAAGCACATACGTCCTGAATGATAATCAGGGAGCCACGGAGGCATCCGGCACCATCGATGTCGGGCCAGCTAATGCATCAGAGGAAAGCACCCACGCACTGAATGCGGAAACCGGCAAAGCAGACCTCTCACAAAGCGAAAGAGCAGCTATGAGAGCAAACATCGACTACCAGACAACAACAGTCATAAAGGAGGAATAAATCAATGCTTATTTGGAATCCAAGTAAACTGACCACAAAAGGAAAAGCGCTCCTGGCAAAAGCCCAGGCGGGCAGATGCACAATCAAAATCACGAAGGCACAGACCGGATCCGGCCAGTACAGCTCCGGAGAGGCAACAGACACCAGAACGTCACTCAAGACACCGGTGCAGACGCTGCCGATCCACAGCAAAGAGATCCAGAACGGAAGTACACTCGTTCTGAAGGTAGCGATCACGAATAAGACCAGCGACACGGACGTCCTGAAATCAGGATACGAAATCCGCGAGTTTGGTATTTTTGCACAGGATCCGGACGATGGCGAAATCTTATACAGCATCGCAACCGCAAGCACCAGCGACTACATGCCCGCATACAATGGCGTGATCCCGTCCGTCATTTCCATGAGTTACTACCTGGAGGTAGCCAACGCATCAAGCGTCACAATCGTGACCGCAGGAGGCCTGGCGCTTCAGAGCGACCTGGAAGCACTGGCAGACAGAGTAACCATCATCGAGCAGGCGGCCGTGAAGAAATACGGAGCCAGAAAGAAAGTCGCCCAGCAGAGCTGCGGCGCAGAGAGCTGGGAAAGACTCGGTGGAGCTGTCGGCCTTACAGCCAAGGCAGCAGTCGGAACCGGAGACGTCCAGAACGACTTCATGAAGTCGGTATATCCATACAACGCCTGCAGACCGTGCAACCTTTCAGAAGACAGAAAAGTCACTGCATACCTGGGAGACGCCAACTTCTCCTGGACCGGAGATAACGGAGACGTCATGCTGGAAATGCCGCTCTGCTATACATCTCGCTACTTTGAGACGGATAGCGACGGAGTAGAGTGGGAATACCGCTGGGTATCATCTGCACCAGTGGATGGCCTGCACGTCAACCCTGCATTTACAGACGGAAGCAGCATCAGCGACAAGATCTACATCCCGATCTTCAATGGATCCGCAGGAAAAGATGTAGCCACAGGAGCCAAGGACGTCATCCGTTCGATTGCCGGAGCGACACCGCTCACAGAGGTAACCAGGGCAACCTTCAGAACCCGCAGCCGCAACAAAGGCGAGGGCTGGCAGCTTGACGACGTATGGAACATGTTCCTGCTCGACCATTTATTTATAATCATGTTCGCAGGAACCCAGGCGCAGAGAATCCTCGGATCCGGACGTACTGAATTCAGAGAGAGTGGAGACGACAAGGCTCTGAAAGCAAAGAAGGCAACCAACTGCATTACGATCGCGAGCGACAGAGCTGCGCAGTTCTTCGTAGGCCAGCAGATCGCCATCGGAACAGCACTCTGGAATCATTCAGTATTATGGGGAAGAACGATCACAGCATTCAAGGCGTCAACAGAGGTGGAAGCAGCAACAGAAATCTACTTCGACGGAGATCCGGTGGATATCGCAGTCGGAAATGTAATCTGGTCATGCGTTCAGAAGACCGGCGAGACAACCGCAATGAAATGCCCGAACGGATGCCTGGAAAATCCCGAAGGGCCTACCGGAGCCAAACTCTCCGGAAGACGTGCGGTCCGTTTCTTATGGATCGAGGACTGGTTCGGTAACATGTGGCAGTTCCGTGACGGAGTCAACATCAAGAACCGCCAGCACTACTGCTGCAATAAGCGTGCGAGCTACGCAGACGACACATACACCGGAGACTACCAGAAGCTCGGCTACGCATGCCCGACAAGCGACGGATACATCAAAAATATGGGATTCGACAGTCTGCATCCGGAATACGAGCTGCCGGTCGAGGTAGGTGGTGGAGCCGACGCATACATCGGCGATTACTACTACCAGAGCGAAGGCGGAACGCTGGTGGTCTCTGGCGGTAGCGTGAACAACGGTACGATTGCCGGGCCTTTCTCCCGGAACTGTGACAACGGTGCGGGTAATACGAACTGGAGCATCGGCGGTCGCCCTCATTGCCGCAAGGCTGCCATTTAAGGGGGACCGGGGGACCTTATCCCCCGGAACTACCGGAGCCAACAATAAAAACTTAGGCAGGCGCAAAGACGAAGGCGCCTGCTGCCAATAAAGAAAACTAAACACAGGGAGCGTAACTGCGCGCGGCTGGTGATCTCTGGCGGTAACGTGAACAACGGTACGAATGCCGGGCCTTTCTACCGGAACTGTAACAACGGTACGGGTAATACGAACTGGAACATCGGCGGTCGCCCACTTTGTTAGATTCTCGATTTTTACGACATTATCCTAAATATTTGAATAGATAATGCCGCAGGTGCGCTTCCTTACCCCTTGGTAAAAATAGGCCGCGAATGGCGCTGGTTAGTACGCCAGGAATGGAGCTGGAAAGTCAGCGAGGCTAACAAAGAGAGTCTGAAAGGAGATAGCCATTCATGGAAGATACACAAAAGCAAGACAAGCTACCACCAATCAAATACACGAAGCGAGTCGGCCACTTATTCGAACACGTCCGAGACCTCGACAACCTGAAGGAAGCGATCAAGGACGCGGCGAGACATAAGCGGAAGCGCAAAGAAGTCCAGAAGGTCCTGGAGGACATCGATGGACACGCGCTGGAGCTGCAGAGGATGCTGGATGAGGAAACCTTCATACCGGCCAAGTACACAATGCGACGAATCAACGATGGCATTCAGAAGAAGACCAGAGACATCGCAATCCCGCGATTCTGGCCAGATCAGTGCGTACATCACGCATTCGTTCGCATTTTCAAACAGATCGTTCTGCATAGTGCCTATCCGTTCAGCTGCGGATGCGTACCGGGAAAAGGAACGCACGGAGCAAAGACCGCGATCGAGAAGTGGATCAGGAAGGATCCGAAGCATACCAAGTACGTCCTGAAGCTGGACGTCCGAAAATGCTATCCAACCATGAACCACGAAGAACTCCGGAAGAAGCTGCAACGCAGGATAAAAGATAAGAAGTTCCTGCGCCTGGCAGACCGGATCATCGCGAGCTTTCAACAACCGATGGCCACGCACGAAAGACTGCTGCCGGAGACCGATGCGGTAGGCATCCCGGTCGGGCTCTTTACCTCGCCATGGTTCTGCAACTTTTTCTTTCAGGACATCGACCACAAGGTCGCCGAGAAAACCGGAGCCGCGCACAACGTGAGATACGTGGATGACATGGTCTTGTTTGATTCAAGCAAACGACGACTGCACAAAGCTCTCGAATTCATCGAAGCCGAAGTAAAAGCCACGAAGCAGACCGTCAAGGACAACTGGCAGGTCTTTATATTGAGCAAGCGCCCGCTTGACTTCTTAGGTTTCAAGTTCCATCCGAACAAGACAACCATCAGGAAGTCGATCATGCTAAGGATCAGCCGGAAAGCCAGGACGATCGCCAGAGCCGCATACACATCCATCCGGAACGCGCACGCCATGGTTTCATACATCGGATATATCGTGAATTCAGACAGCCAGCGCTTCTACGAGAAGTGGGTGCGGCCGTTTGTTAATATTAAGCATCTGAAAGGAGTAATCGCTGATGAAGACAGAAAGCAACATCAGGCCTGCGTCGCAGTTTGAAATTGAGGCGCTCCCGCCAATCGAAGGAAGATCCTGCACCGTCATTTTATATGACAATATCCAGGGACCATTCACACGCCAGGCTTCAGGAGAAGACCAGGAGCCACAGGAATACTTCACATTTGACCGCTACACAGTAGACACGATCTACAGAGAAGGCCTCGCTGCAGCAGTCGCAGCAGACACAGAGACCTGGATCCAGAATGCCAAGGAGGCGGAAGCATCCGGAGAACAGCCGTCAGAGCTGGAAATCCTGACAAAGACCGTCACAAAGCAGCAGGCACAGATCGAGTCGATCAACCAGAGCGTCGACGACATCACGCTCGCGATTCTTGGAGGTGAGTAAAATGTATGAAAGACTGAAAAGATTATACCAGGAAGGACGTGCGTCCGAAGCAATGCTGAAGAACGCAGTCAAGAGAGGATGGATCACAGATGAAGAAATGCAGGAGATCATCGCCTCAAAGAAAGAGCCAGAGATTCCAGTGTCTACACCGGAATCCAGATAACACCTGCAGAAGGACATACGAGCCATGCACGAAAAGCTGTCGGTACTTCGGTACCTGCGGCGAGTGCGTGGCTTATTTTATCCCGGCAGGCCAGCAGCCATGCAGAAGCTGCAGCAAATTAAATGCAGGAGGGAGGTAGGAACCAATGGACATGACAACAATCGTCGTGGCCGCCAGCATTCCGTCCGCGTTCACAGGCTTCTGTTTCTGGCTCATCGAGCAGAGTATCAAGAAGCGTGCGGACAAGGAAAAAGAGGAACGCGAGGAACGCCAGCGCCAGCTGGACGAACGCGAACGGATCAGAGAGAAGAATGAGCTCTGCATCATCAACAGCGTGAACGCAGCCATAGCGCTCGGAGAGGCCACAGCCAGAGCCGTGCAGAGAATCCCGGATGCACACTGCAACGGAGACATGCACGCAGCCCTGGACTACGCTCAGAAGGTCAAACACGAACAAAAGAACTTTCTGAACGAGCAAGCACTAAAACATATCATCGAGGAAGGAGAACAAGCATCATGAAAAACATCAACTGGAAAAGAAAACTGACAAGCAGAAAACTCTGGACAGCAGTGGCATCATTCGTATCAATGATGATCGTAGCCACAGGAGGCGCAGAGAACACAGCCACACAGGTAACGGCACTCATCATGGCCGGAGCATCCGTCGTGGCATACATCATCGGAGAAGGACTCACCGACTCCGCAAACATTGGATCCGACGATTCAGAGGAATAAGAAGCACAAAGCACCCAGGGCGGCCACCAGGCTGCCCTTTTTATTTAGGAGGTATGCAAGATGGCAATCACAGAGAAACAGCAGAGATTCATCGAGGAAATCGCAAAGTACGTACAGAAATATGCCTACGTTTACGGAATCCTCGTGCATAGCCCGATCATCGCCCAGGCGATCCTGGAATCCGGATGGGGAGAAAGCAAGCTGGCCGCAAAGTATCACAACTACTTCGGTCTGAAATGCGGATCCAAGTGGACCGGCAAGAGCGTCAACCTCACCACCCAGGAGGAATACCAGCCAGGAACCCTGACAACCATCAAGGATAACTTCAGAGTCTACGACAGCCTGGAGGAAGGCGTCAAGGGATACTTTGAATTTATCCAGCTGCAGAGATACCAGAATCTGCGAGGCATCACGGATCCAAAGGAATACCTGCAGACAATCAAGAACGACGGATATGCCACATCGAGCACATACGTCGAGAGCAACTACCAGTTGATCACGACATACAAACTCGCCAAATACGACAAGGAGGAAACAGCAATGAGTAAAATCGAAAAGGCAGTACAACAGATGGAAGCATGGGCCGGAGACGACTCCCACGGCTACGACCAGACATACAGATGGGGACAGCGTGGAGACTTTGACTGCTCCGCAGCAGTAATCCAGGCGTGTGAGAACGCAGGAATTCCGGTCAAGAGCAACGGAGCAACCTACACCGGAAACATGCTCCAGGTGTTCAAGAAATGCGGATTCGTTGACGTTACCAGCAAGGTAAACAGATCCACAGGAGCCGGTCTCCTTCGAGGCGACGTCCTCCTGAACACTTCGCACCACACCGCAATGTACTGCGGCAACGGAAAAGAAGTAGAAGCAAGCATCAACGAAAAAGGCACGGCGACAGGAGGAAAGCCTGGTGATCAGACAGGAAAAGAGTTCCTGATCAGAAGCTACCGCAACTATCCATGGACAAACGTCCTCAGATACGCTGCAGAGTCTCAGGCTTCTGGATCCGGAAAGAAAGACGTCACAACCGTGGCCAAAGAAGTCCTCGCTGGCAAATGGGGCAACGGTGATGAGCGAAAGAATAACTTGACTGCTGCCGGTTATGACTACGCAGCAGTGCAGGCAGAAGTCAATCGCCTCGCAAGCGGAGCATCAGCTCCGAAAAAGAGCGTGACGGAAATCGCCAAAGAAGTCCTCGCGGGCAAGTGGGGAAATGGAGACGACCGCAAGAAGAAGCTCCAGGCAGCAGGATATAACTATGCAGCAGTGCAGGCAGAGGTCAATCGCCTGGCCAATGGCGGCAGCTCCGCAAAGAAAAGCGTGACAACCGTGGCCAAGGAAGTGCTGGCAGGCAAGTGGGGAAATGGCGACACCAGAAAGAAGAAGCTGCAGGCAGCAGGATACAACTACGCTGCAGTTCAGAAGGAAGTCAACAGACTTCTGAAATAAGATGATCCCGACATCAATGTCGGAAACATAGACAAAAGCCAGGGAGGTCATGCCTCTCTGGCTTCTTTTTTAATGACCTCGGCATCGGCCGAGAAGAAGACGTCCCACACTTCCTGCGGGGACAGATCGTAGCGGACTGCGATCCGGATAATATGCTTGCGCTGGAATGGCTGCCGCCCGTTCCAAATCGTTGAGAAGTTGGATGCAGTCATGCCAAGCGATGCAGCAAGGTCTTTATTAGAATCGCCATGAGTAACCATGGCGGCTTTCAGTTTTTCTTTATCAAACATTTTTATTCATTCCTTTCTAAAAGGATAACCGTGGAGCGCTTCAATTCGGCTGCGCGGGGAAGCTGCAGAAAACCCAGGATAAAATTTATACAATCATAGGCGTCGCCTTTCTGGCCATTGGCCGGGTGCAAGGTTTACGAGGACGTCCAGCGGGGCAGCCGGACCTTCAGGCTTTCACATTAAAAACCAGGGAAACTTGTCGAACATCATCCACGGTACCCGTCGCGCTTCTTCCTGCAGGACTTCGGACCTGCCATCGGTGGTTTAATACCTGGGAGATCAGCTCTCCCAGAGTTCAATGTCGTGAATTTCGATACAGGATCCGAATTGATCCTTTGCAGCCTTTCTGGCCTGCGCTTTCGTATCGACGTAAGCCCTGACGACGTCCCAACCGCCGCCAGGATAGCTCCAGGTTACCAAGTAAACACGGTTTGTTTTTCTCATAATCCATACCTCCTTATGCAACCAACAGTGCGTCCATTTCGATTTTTTTATAACCATCCTCGCGAAGCTCAGCGCGAAGATTTTTCTTTGCTTCTGTTTTATTCGCAGCCTCCACATATTCAGTGAAAGCATTCCAATATTCAACACCACCAGAGATATAACTTGCAGATACATGGATTTCAAATTTTTTCATTTTTCATTTCCTCCGTTCCTTTTGTTGTCTGTATATTAGCTCTAGTGCCACTACTATTCAAGTTATTTATAACCGTAATTTGCACAAAGATCTCGGCCGGTTTTTGGTGGTAATTAGTATAAATTATAACTACCGGGAAACCATGGATCCGTCCGGAAAGAACCGGCGCATCTGATACCGGCCAGCCCAGGTAAAAGATACCAGAGCCATCTGGCCGGATGACGCAGCTTCCTGGCGGGCAGTTCGGAAAGCCTGGTCCTGGCTCTGCGTTTCCATGTAGAAGCCACCAGCACCGTGCACACGATAGATCACATTCATAAAGACGCCTCCTGATTTTAATATTCACTTTTTTATAAAGAGGGCGGAGGGCAACTTTGTTAAAAAGGCAATGCGTGACTGCACCGGCGAAGAGGTCTGCC